AAGACAACATCGTGGAAGTACCATTCGACAAGGAACACCTTTTCGAGCAAATCCTCAGTCCTGCAAATCTCAGCCGAGCCTACAAGGCGGTGGTTAGAAACAATGGCTGTGGTGGTATCGACAAGATGCCGTGTGGACAGCTGCTCCCATGGCTCTTGACCAACAAGGACATGCTCATCCGTTCCTTGATGGACGGTTCTTACCGTCCGAACCCAGTGAAAAGGGTAGAAATACCCAAAGACAACGGCAAGATGCGCCTGTTGGGAATACCAACAGTAGTAGACCGTCTGGTGCAACAAGCCATAAACCAAGTACTGACTCCCATCTATGAGAACCAATTCTCCAAGACGAGCTACGGCTTCCGTCCGAGAAGAGGATGCCATGACGCACTACGAGGAGCGCAAAGGATAATCAACGAAGGCTACATATATGTAGTAGACCTTGACCTTGAACGCTTCTTCGATACCGTGAGCCATAGCAAACTCATAGAAATTCTCAGCCGTACGATAAAAGACGGCAGAGTGGTCAGCCTTATACACAAATATCTCCGAAGTGGTGTAATGAACAAAGGCTTGTTTGAAGCGAGCGAGGAAGGAACTCCCCAAGGAGGACCGCTAAGTCCGTTGTTGAGTAATATCATGCTCAACGAATTGGACAAGGAACTCGAACGCAGAGGACTACCCTTTGTGCGCTATGCTGATGACTCGATGATATTCTGCAAGTCCAGAAGGGCTGCAATGCGAGTGAAGGAGTCTATAACCCGATTTATAGAGAATACTCTATATCTCAAAGTCAACAAGGAAAAGACCGTAGTGTCGTATGTGCGCGGAGTGAAATATCTCGGCTACTCCTTTTATGTGATGAAAGGCAAATGCCAACTCACGGTGCATCCAAAATCCAAAGCCAAGATGAAGTCAAGGTTGAAAGAACTGACAAGTCGCAGCAACGGATGGGGATATGCCAAGAGAAAGCAGAAGCTGAAAGAATACATAAGAGGTTGGGTCGGCTATTATCACCTTGCCAATATGAAGCGTCTCTTGCTTGAAACAGACGAATGGTTAAGACGTAGAATCCGCATGTGTATATGGAAAGCTTGGAAGAAAGTCAAGACAAAAGTGGCAAACCTCATTAAATGTGGTATTAGTAAATACAAAGCATACGAATGGGGTAATACTCGCAAAGGCTATTGGCGTATAGCAGACAGCTACATACTGCATAGAGCTATAACAAAAGAGCATCTATGTAGGGCAGGGTATGCTACTTTAATGGATGCGTATCTCGAATGGTATCCAAAATAGGAACCGCCGTATGCGGAACCGCACGTACGGTGGTGTGAGAGGTCGGAAAACGAAAGTAGGAAGAAAACTGCTTCGTTTTCCTCCTACTCAATTTTCCCATACTGATCACGCTGATGCTGCAATTCACGATAATGAAGCAGCTCTTGTTGATAATGCAGTTCTTGCACGTATCTCTTGCAGACGAGGTAGCTCGCGCCGCTTTCGCTTATAGCACAGAGTCTTTCCATCATTGTTCTTTTTTAGTTCACGCAGGTGATTTCTGATTCATTCATTTCCTATTCATCAGTGACTATTTTTATAATTTATCTATGAAAAGTTGATTGATTTAAGTCAAAGAATAGTGTTATAAAGTGTTTAAGAATTTAAAATACCGCTGATAATCAGTGAATTACTTGTGAGATTCATTTTTTTTTCGTATCTTTGCAAACGATAAGAATAAGGATAGCAGTTTCTTATGTTTTTTCGTATAGACTGTTATCCGTTAAGGTATCTAACGGAACTGAGGTGAGCAACCGTTCTTTTTCTCAAAAGTTGCCATCGCGAAATCACTGATGTTGTAGTTCAGCTTTTCTGGTTCCATAAAATAATTAATATGAAGAGAATAACAATGTTGATGGTCAGCATTCTCATGCTGACGCTGAATGTAGACGCAGCATCGGCTGCAACGATGTCTAAACAAAATGTTTCCTCTAATGAGTTTGATTGGAATCCAGTGATGGAGGCGATAATTCAGGTAGAGAGTGAAGGAAATCCAAGAGCAAAGAGTGGTAATTCTGTTGGCGTGATGCAGATAACTCCAATCTTGGTAGCAGAATGCAATAAGATCTTGAAGCGTAAGAATAGTAAGAAGCGTTACAAGTTGTCTGATAGATACAGTATCTCTAAGTCTAAGGAGATGTTCCTGTTGATGCAGTCTGTTTACAATCCTCTGAATAGTATTGAGCAGGCTATCCGTGCCTGGAATGGTGGTAACCATTACAGCGTCAAGAGAACGCAGCGCTATTTTGAGAAAGTAATGAAGCTATTGAAAAAATGAAATGGTTTTATACTATCCGGTTATTCCAATGGAGTAACCGGATTTTTTGTTTTATAACTTGTTCTTTCTGTAATGTTTATCTGAGATTGCTGACATTGCCGAATGATCCGTATTTTAGTGCTTTTTCATGGGTTTAAATAGCGACCTCGCCATTCCCTTTATCGTCTGGATCCGTCCTTATTTAAATGAAAAATCGGATAAGAATGTTGAAAATCAACTTCTTACCCGATATTAGTTGCGGCGGCAGGATTTAGAAGCACTCTACCACCACATGTAACTTGCTGATTATCAATAGCTATTTTTTCAAATATCGCTTTTTAAAAACCAAATTTGGCGCAGAACTGGCGCAAGACACAATATCCTAAATCCTTGATTATGAACGGTTTATGTTACATAATTTAACTATTTAAAGATTTGTAAGGTCTACTTTGGGCTTATTGCTCCTCTATGTATTGAGGATTTTTTAGCACAAATTAACCTATACATGTCGTTCAACCAACATGACTTTACTGCTACTCTTCGTATAAACGTCACAAGTCTGAATTATTTCCGAAACACTATAAGCGGAATCATGCTCATTACGTTGTAGCATCATGTAGCTTACTTGATATTCAGCATATTACGTCACTTTCATGTCGCAAAAAAAATGTAGCCTACTTGTAGCGTCTTGTAGCGCAGTGTAGCTTTATATCCTATTATTGGTACAAAGTTAGTATAAAACTATTAGAAAGAAGATTATTTCCTTTGGTTTAACACTAACTTTGCTCACATGTGTTTTACTAACGGATTATGGCATAAATCCTATCTTCTTGTGGTTGTTCTTGGAAATCTTTTCTTCACTACATATAGTAACAAGATTGTTTAGAGTCGGTTTTATTCCTTTTATAATATCTTGCATGAGCGCCTTTCGTGTGATGTTGTCAATCTGTCCGCCACTAAAGTCGTAGTTGGAGGCCAATGTGTGTGCATCCTCGGAGGAAAGATTTGGCAACCTGCTCATCCAGATGTTGGTCTTTGCCTCTATTGTGGGCTTGTCGAAACGTATCTTGAACAAGAAGCGACGCTCGAAGGCATGGTCGAGGTTATCGGCAAGGTTAGTAGTGGCTATGAGTATTCCATCAAGCGTTTCCATCTCCTCAAGTATGATGTTCTGTATAGCGTTCTCTGTTTGTGCAACACTTCCGCTACCCACGTCCTTGCGCTTGGAGAACACAGCATCCGCCTCATTGAATAGCAATATGGGCTTAATGACACTTTTCTTACAGAGACGTCGGTAGTCGGTAAATACCTTCTTGATGAGTTTTTCGCTCTCGCCAAACCAGCAGGTCTTGGTAGCACTGATATCCACATGCATGATGTCGCGTCCCGTAGCTCTGGCTATCTGCATCACGCTCTCCGTCTTTCCCGTACCAGGTTCACCATAAAACAATGCAGCGATGCCTTTAGGTAGTTGTTTTTCTTCCAATCTTGTACATAGAGTTTTGTAATGTTCCTCGTTTAGGCTGTTGCTGAGGAGCGATAGTTGCTCCTGCAGTTCGCCAGAGAAAAACAACTTTTTTTCTGTAATTTTGTCGCTAATAAGTAGCTGCTTGTCTGACACATTATCTATATATAGTGCTGCGTCTTCACCAAGTAGTACTTCCTTGCCTTTATCGGTAAGCACAATGATTGTGCTCTCGCCGAATAGTGATGATGTATTCTCGATTTCTACCAAGTCCGTCTTCTGAAGAGAATGGTTGTTGTTTATAAAATCTTTGAGTACCTGTTTCCGTTTTCTGACTGGGTATAGTTTTTGAATTTCGAAGGAAAGTGATATGGAATCGTTTTCTATCATAGATTGCCCTGCTGTATAAAACAAAACTCTTTCACACTCATTGGGTATAATATTGTTTATCCTTTTAACTTCAGGAATATGTTTGTTGGCGTTTTCAAGTTTACTAATTGTCTTTATTAGTCTGTTCACACTGCCAGCGTTGCTCGAGTCATAATTGTCGGAATGAATATAGTCATAGACTTTCTCTATAAAGGCATATATGTCATCGCATTTCATCGGTTTACAGAATGCCTGTATATCTTCATCATAGAAGTACTCTTTGCCATCGTCGGTAAGCATTATTTCGTCATCATCAACAAGCTCCACCAATCCTAGTCTTATAAGAGTATGTTCTTTATCCATGATAGCCTTTTTAGTAAGTATGCGCTGGCCAATATTGGAGAAAATGTCCCTCATCGTCGTAGCTATGTCTGAGTTACGTTCTCCATCTTTTTCGAAGTTGTCACGACATATGTCATAGAACAAGATACGATCAAGAATGTCGGGCACATCCTTTTTTATCTTCTTCACAAAAGGTAGGTGAGCGCAACTTTGTTCTTGTTTTTCTGTGAACAGCACCAAGTCGTCAGTCACCACTTCATAGTCTTCAACCTTTTCTGCAATGCTCTTGCAGAACTCATATTTATCTGTCTGTACATTGCTGACGTACCCCTTGCCTATAGCTACAGGTCTATTCTCTATGATGTCTGCCATCACAGCATCGCTCACCACGAATCTTTGCTTAAAGATGTTGTTCTCTCTCCTGCTGCGGCGCACCAGCAGACCCTTGCGTTCTAATGATTTGAGTGCAGGGATATATTCTAACATATCCAGTGACGAGCACTCGAAGTATGATGACAAGTCATCCATGTTGGATGCTCTGTCACGGCAGGTAAGGTCAAACTGTGCCACAAATAGATATACCTCCTCCATGGATTCAAGTCCGATATTCTGCATGACACCCTTGAATATTTCCTGCGTTTTTGCCGCACCCAATCGTTGAAGTTTGCTGTCGACCAACTTGTTTGCGGCTTCCTTGATGTATTGTATACGTGTTTTTGCCATATCAATTCTTTTGTTTGTTTATCAACTATGTGCAAAGGTATGAATATGGTGTACTAAAAAGATATACAGGTTTAGATTATTTTATCAAAACTTTATCTTTAATATACGCGACAAAAGTATTATAAAGGTGTTCCCCCCCACCCCCCCAAAAAAAATCTTATGGTGTGAAACGAACTTACACAGGTATGGACTACATTTGCACCAGAATGTATAAAATATGATTATGGATAAATCAGTTTCACCCTATAAATACTTTCACATATGAAAAATAAACCTTATTTGAGAAGCATCTTGGGAGGCACGGACTTCAGAAGTCTTTCCTTCATAGAGAAAATCAGATATATTAACGCTGTGTTATTATGCATATGCAAACGTCATATAAATCTCATTATAAGAGACAAGTTGGATTTTAACCACTCAAAAAACATATAAAAAAATGAAGAAGTACATATTTTTAGATTTTAAACGTTGGTTCTATAATGCCCTAAAATTTATTGCGGTTTATATCCTTATGCTAATGCTTTTCATGGCTTATTTTTACTGGTATCCAGAAAAAGAGATGAACAACATGAATCGTCGTGCCCTTATGTACCAAGAGTGTTTGCGTAGTCATTTTCATTGACAAAAATAATAACTTCTACAATAAATTAGATGGAATTTCGTTTCTAAGGTAAACAATTATGGCTTATAATGCAATGAATGATATAATCAATATTCTAAACCAAGTTCGAATAGTTTCACAAAAAATAAAAGAACAAAGAAAAGAGAAATTTGAGCGTGGTGAAAGTTTTAATATTTTCAATGATTTAGGCTTCATGTCCGATGAAGTCCATCTACACTCTATGTTTTTAGCAAACCTGCTGAATCCAAAAGGAAGTCACGGACAAAGAGGAAAATTCCTTGAGGCATTTTTGAAAATGCTACAAAAATCGTTTCCTGCAATATCTGCAGATCGTTTAGTATTAGACACGGCTAATGCTTCTGTAGAAGTAGAGAAATATATAGGTAGGCAGACAGATAGTGAAGGCGGCAGAATAGACATTTATCTTACTGATGGCAAGCATTGTATTATCATAGAAAATAAAATCTATGCAGTTGACCAACATCATCAGATGCTAAGATACTGGAATTATGGAATGTCACAAAAAGGAGACGATACGGAAAAATCATTTGTATTGATTTATTTGACATTGGATGGTTGCTCTCCTTCAAAAGACTCTTTGGGTGAAGATTTAAAGGAAAATGATATTGTTTGCTTATCCTATAAGAGTGATATTAGAGGATGGCTTGATCGTTGCGTGGAGTTGGCTTCAAGAACTCCGCTCGTTAGAGAAACTATCAATCAATATATTAGTACTATTGACATATTAACAAATAACGTTATGGAAGATAATAAGGAACTATTAGATATTTTAAGCAAAGAAGAAAATTTAGATGCAATTTATGATATTGCAAACAATAAAAATATTGTTGTAAACAGAATTATAAACGAAGTGTTTATTCCTAAATTAAGAGATTTAGCTGAAAGCAAAGGGTTGATTATGGGAGATAATTGTACAGAGAATTGGATGGAAAAATCGTGGGCAGGAGCATCATTTTATAATCCAAAATGGAAGTATCTTAAACTTGCTTTCGAGTTTGAACGTAGAGGCTTAGGGCGTTTAATCTTTGGCTTTCACGCAAAAGATGAAGATGGTGTAAAGCGTGAAGATGTAAAAGACTGGGAAAAAGTTCAAAAAAACTATTCCACAAAAGATGTCAATAATCAATGTTGGATTTGGAAGGATTTTAATGGAAATCAATATTGGGATAATGCCTCGGGGATAAAAGACTTACTGAATGGTAAAACTTTAAATAATTTCTCAAGAATGTTTGACGAAGCTATAGATTGTGTCAAGGGACTGGATATTTAGTCCCTTGACAAAAGAACATTAATGGGTTGCCTTTCAAAGATACTTATTTGCAAGATTTTTTATTCTTTCCTTCACCTCTTCTCTTAGCCATAGAGGTTCCAACACTTCCATGGCGTCCATGTTCGAAAAAATCTCCTGTTCAAAATCAAACTCTGGTTTTAGGTGATACTCAAAAATAGAGTATTCGTCAGTTCGCTTTGTCTCCTTTTGAGAGTCATAGAGAGGCAGGTTGCGTATATAGTTACTTTGAAAGGCATCCACTTTGAGCACAACTTTCTGAACCTCAGAATTCTTGTTGTTGATGATACCAAAGCAATCTTTGAAGTAATCAGCAGGTTCCAAGTCCTTAGGCATCTTGAACACTTTGTCTGAGATAATGACACGCTCCATGCGGTCAAGCGCATAACAACGGACATCGTCGGTGCCAGGGCTATAAGCTATCACATACCAACGTTTCTTGAAAGCTTTCACGAAGTAAGGATGAATGTCAAACTCATTATATTTCTCGGCATTGTAGCTGTAATAAGATATGAAGATGACACGGTTGTCACGCATGGCCTTGATGATGTCTTCCAGATAGTTTCTGCCCGAAGGCATGTCCTCCAGCAGTACTCTATCCTTGAGCTTACGACTATTGCCCACCATCACATTGAGCGAGAAGGCGTTTAGCAACCAGTTTCTTGCACTTCCTTCCTCGAAACAGTCGCCACACTCTATGTGATAGCGGAATCCGCTGCCACATTCAATGGTAATCCCAAACAGTTCCTCGACGGCATGGAGATTGTTGATGAAGGTTCGTCGAGAGAGTTCCGTTCCTTCACTAATGTCAGAATCCAACCATCTGCTTTGAATCTCCTTCAAGGTAATGCCACCTCGTTTTCTTGCCCTGTGGATGGTTTCCACGAGCCAGACATATTTGTTGAGTTGATTGATAGCCATATTCTTTTATAATTCTTATGCAAAGATAGTGCAAACCGAGCGCAATAAAGCTTGCATTAATTGCTGAGGTGCAGCCTATCTTATGCAAAGATAAAGAAAAAATGAGAAAAAGTATTGCACAAGTTTAGAATTCTTTAGGTGTGCAAATATTTTTCTCTTTTCTTAACTACCTTTGTGGCATGAATGAAGTTATTTATGTCAGAAATAAATTTTAAAAATTATAGATTATGCTATTCAATTATAAGGGACATGGGATATTTGCCTTCTCTGACACTCATGGGATGCACAGGCGGCTTTATATTCCAGAGACTGCTGACATTCTGTTATGTGCTGGCGATGTGGTATCTGGCTTCGGCAAGAATGGCTTCGATGACTTTTTCTTCTGGTTGTTGAGTCATCCTGCCAGACTTTATATTTTTGTCGCAGGTAATCATGAGTTGTTCTTGGAGGACACTACAGAGATTGCAGAGTCACTTTTACCTAAAAAGGTTGTTTTCCTTCATGACTCCACATACGAGTTTGATGGAATTAAGTTTGGCAATATCTCTATGAGAAGTTTGCAAAATAAGAGCTTAAACGTCCACCTTGCTGCCAATATAGATTTTCTGATTACCCATATTCCACCAGATGGAATCCTTGATGATGGTAGGGGAAGTATTCCTTTATTGATGAAAGTATATCAGTACCATCCCCATTTCCATGTCTTCGGGCATGCTCATTCTTGTGGAAACAAAAGCAAGGGTGGTGTTTATACAGAGTATTATAATGTCTCACAGTTCGATGACCTCCGAAAATAAGAAATGAGCTTGGTCTATCAATGACCGGGCTCATTTCTTGTCAAACCATTTCACAATTAGTAAATCGGTCATAAGACATTTTAAGGAATGGAGTAAAGTTGTCCCCCATTCCATAAGCATCCCATAAGATTTCTTCAATCTCATTGAAAGATATGCTTCTTAAACATTCTGCTATTGTCATACCTTCATAATTTTAAGCTCTTCCCCAAAACAGTATGCCATCAAAACGCTTGTCCTTTTCCAACTCCTTGGAGTGTTTGTCGTTCACGCTTACCACATACATCAGACCATTGTAAGGCATTAGCGAAAAGTTCACCCCCCAAGCCAGCTATCGTATAACTTGCTATATATCCGCCGACATTGCCCCCAAGCGCTTCGTTTAGTTTACTTAATGCCCTTGTCGTGTATTCTGCAAGCTGTTTCGGAATGACGGATTCCAATGTCTTCGCATCCTTTACAGCACTTTCATATTTTGTAGACTTTTTCATAACTGTATCTTTAATGTTGCGGCAAAAGTATTATGAAGGTGTGCCAATTATTAGCACAGGTTGAGAAAACTTCTGTTTTTGTGAGTTTTTATAAGAAACAATTAACCTGTATTGATAATTGAGTCAGCACGTCAATATCTTTGCCGGCAAATAACGATAAAAACTTGAGATATGACATTGTACGAATTATTGCACAAGGTATTGTTTGACGAGATTGCGCCATTCTTGTCGAAAAGCTATGCAGAGGGAAGGTCTTTGGCATGGTTCAAGATGCACTATGACTACTTGTGCCATCTTGTTCCGTCACCCAAAAGCGAGACTGGCTATGACATATATGTAGAAATGGTTCCTCAGACTGGTTCTGACACAGATGAATCAAGAATTACAGTTTCTGCATGGTTGGATGGCAACCCTTGGGAAGATTCTCTTGGTAGAGAAATTATCATTGAAGACTTTGATAATTCACGTATAGCAAAAACAGAAGCAATTATAGGCAAAAAAGTGGTAGTGCCCAATAGCGCAGACATATCTTTGGCAGAGATTGCCGCATGCTGTATATGGGAAACATCCTTTTATGCCTTTCTTCCTCATGATTGGGAAAGCTTAGGTAGACGTCTGCACTTGTCGTGTTATGATGAGGCAAAAGTATTCTGGCTTTGTAAAGAGAAGTATGGCAAATTCATTCCGTCGAGAAAAGAAATGATGAATATCCGTTCGTTTCGTAATAAGATAAGGCGTGAAATGAAGTCCCATAACAATCGTCGTTATTCCAAGTCAGAAAGAAAGTTTTGGAGATGTGAAAAACGTAAACGCCGGATGTGGAAGCGTTGGGAGATTAACGAGGAATACAAAAAGCGGATTATCAAGACTGCTGAATTCATTGACGATTTGCACGAAAGGGGTACAAACCTTAGTGAACCTCCAACACCAGAACAACTTAGCGTGCTGTTTCGTACCAATGTGTGCAGGATTGATCGTTGGCATACTTGTGCATTTGACGCAGGCAGAAGATGTGATTATTTAAAGGAACTCATTGAGAAATATGATTTAGCGAAGGGCCTCAACCAACACAATAGTATAATAAGCATAAGTGCCTCGCCAAAGCATCCTCTCCAACCACAAGAACTTGAAACCTTGCAACGTTTGTTGTACAGAAGTGTCAGTGAACCGCAGTTTTGCTTGAAAGCAGACGATACGCTTGGCGAGGACTTGCGGATAGATTTCGCATTTTACAGTATGTAATTTAAGGATAAGGTTAAACGACATTTTAAATCAAAATTAAGTATGACAGCACAGGAAATATTCAGATTGCCAGCTATCGATTTTATCGAAGCTGAAATATGTGATCTACATTGGCAGTATGAGCGGCATTGTTATTACAACAAAGCTGAGAAAGAGGCAATAAAGCAACTGCTTGCCGTGCGTAAGCGATTGCTCGACAAGGAGTTTGTCATGGATGACAATTATAAGCAGTTGCTAAATGACTTTAACAAGGCCATGACGGATCAGCTACTGCAAATGCGCCGCACTGTTATCTCAACCTACAACGCTGTAAAACAGGTGTCGGCCGATTATGACATTACAGCCATGGGAAAATGCTTCATGGCCTACCAGTTTTCGCCATTGCATCCAGATCAGTCTAAACGCGAGAAAGGTATCTGGAAAATTTTGTGCGGCGCATACGATGATTTTGTGCCGTTTTATCAAGATGGGGTAATCTCGTCTGGATGGCAATATAGCGGTGGTGAACCCGAATCAGAAAATAATATGCTCTACTTGAGCGAGAAGACCGACAACTGGAATGAAGGGTTAAGCCCAGAGCTGACTTCCGGCATGCATCTCATATATCCGTTCCACAACCTCTATGAACATACATGCTTCTCAATCTTTGACCTTTTATGGGTGCGCGATTTTAATGTGGAAATCTCTGTAGAATACGATTATGCTACATATAATGAATGATTTTGTGTTTTTTAACTAGAGGGAAGGTAATGCGAAGCGCTTTTTTTATAACTTTGCAATATTGAAATTCTATTATCAATCATTAAACAATAATAACCATGGTAACATCAGACAAACAGTTTGATTCGCAGTTTGACAAAGTGGCGAATCTCACGCACTATCCTTGGATAGGCAGTGGCTATGCTTCAGCACCGAAGCGTGTGCTCATCATAGGACATTCACATTATACAATAGATGGGAAGACAAAAGAATTTTGTCAGGAAGAATATGACAGATGCATTTCTGACAAGGAGTACACAAGAGGAATCATTGGTTGTGAGATAGGGAGTCCTGGTAGTTGGCCTTTCCATAAATATCTTGAGAAAACATTCTTAGATGAAGCAAACATGAACGTTGAGGCATTTTGGAATAAGGTGGCTTCTTATAATTTTATTCAAAAACCGATGAAAAGCATACACGAAGAGCCTTCTCACACTGATTTTGAAACGGCATGGAAATGCTTTGCAGATGTTGTTCAAATTATAAAGCCTGATATATGTATATTCGTTGGCTTAAAATACGACAATGGTATGAATGCTCTTGACGAGATGGGCGTGAAATATTCTATCCAAACTTTGAATGAGAAAATCAGCAACTCTTCTCCGAAGCGTGGCGAACTGCAATTTGCAGATGGATACAAACTTCCGTTCTATATGATTCATCATACATCTATGGGATATAGCCCTCAACTTTGGCACGACTTTTTGAACAAAGAAATACCCGAAGAGGTCAGCTTCTTGGACAAATAAAAACACTGACAATGCATGACAACACTGGAAAAATACATTTGGGTGGTCAACGCTCTATATCGTGCTGGTAGCCACGGATTATCGCTGAAGGAACTCAGCGACAAGTGGGAGCGTGACGAAAGCATAAGCTATGGCGAACCTCTTCCGCGCCAGACCTTCAACCGTTGGAAAGACAACATACTCATGTCGCTTGGGGTGAATATCGACTGCCGGCTAAAGGGTGGCTATCGTTACTACATCTCCAATCCCGAGAGTCTTGCCAATGGCGAATTGTCACGTTGGCTACTCGACATCTATTCTACAGCCAATACGTTGTCACAAAATACGTCGCTCAAAGACCGCATCCTTGTAGAGGAGATTCCGTCGAGCCGTCATTTCCTTACGGATATTGTTGATGCCATGAAGGGCAACAACGTCATAATGGCTACTTATCGGAATTTTCACTACAAGAACTCCTATACATTCCCCATTGCACCATACTGTCTGAAAATGTTCCAGAAACGTTGGTATGTGCTCGCGCTCAGCATCAACGAAGACAGGTTGCGTATCTACGGACTTGACAGATTTGAGAATATTGAAATAACAAAAGATCATTTCAAGTTCCCTTGCGACTTCAATGCCAAGGACTTTTTCTCCAGCTTCTTCGGCGTAGTAATAGACGAGGATATACCCTTGCAACGAATTGTTGTTCGTGCCTTTGGTGCACACCAACACTACATGCGCTCTCTTCCATTGCATCTCTCTCAGAAAGAGCTTTGTTCTTGCAACGAATATGCCGACTTCGAACTTACGCTTCGTCCCACCTACGACTTCATAATGGAGTTGCAAAGCTATGGGACGATGATAGAAGTGATGGAACCACAGTCGCTAAGGCAGACCATGAAATGTTGCATAAGCGATCTGTGTAGATTGTATGAAAACGATTAATTATCAAACTGAATAATATTCAGCTATGGAAGATTTTGAATTTGATATAGAAGAAGTATTGTGCTTCTATGCCATGGCCGTGATTTATCGGGTGAGCCATAAAATATTGTGGTCCCAATTGCGTCCCAGTATATAAAACGAAGAAGTCCGAAAGCTAATTTATATAAGCTTTCGGACTTTATAGTTGCGGCGGCAGGACTCGAACATGCGACCTCCAGGTTATGAGCCTGGCGAGCTACCAACTGCTCCACACCGCGATATAATCAACTCATTTCTGAATTGCGAGTGCAAAGGTACTAACTTTTCTTGAAATGACCAAATGTTTTCTGTATATTATTACCGTTTTAACGGATTTTAAAGTTTATTATTTGCTTATATCGAATTAAAGCACTAAATTTGCACACAGATAATTTATTGTGCAACTAATAATAACAGGGGGACTTTGATATGTCAATATCCAAAACTCGACAGAAACTGGTAGACGTTGCTCGGCAACTTTTTGCAAAGAATGGTATAGCCAACACGACGATGAATGACATTGCTGTGGCTTCGGGCAAGGGAAGACGAACGCTGTATACTTATTTTAGTAGGAAAGAAGATGTATACTATGCGGTTATAGAATCAGAGTTGGAACGTCTTTCCGACAAGTTGGATGAGGTGGCAGCCTGCAAGATACGACCTCAAGACAAGATTATCGAATTGATTTATACCCATTTGAGTATGATCAAAGAAACCGTGGTTCGAAACGGTAACCTTCGAGCAGAGTTTTTCCGTAATATCTGGATGGTAGAAAAGGCTCGCAAGAACTTTGATGAAGACGAGATTGAACTTTTCAGAAAGGTTTATACTGAAGGAAAGGAAGACGGTGAGTTTGACATAGAGAACGTAGATTTGGTTGCCGATATCACCCACTATTGTATCAAAGGTTTGGAGGTACCCTTCATCTATGGTCGTCTGGGGCATGGCTTGACTGAAGAGAGCAGCAAGCCTTTAGTTGCCAAGGTGGTGTATGGTGCTTTAGGAAAGTCTGGACTAAAATTGTAAACCGAAATTTATATTTAATGTTGTCAATGTCGAACATGAAATTTGATGTCGAACATGTTATATATAATAAGGTGTATAGTCTGACTCTAAGTTGAAAGTATTCAACATGCTCCGCCAAAGAGTATTCAATATATCCAAGTAGAGAAATTTATAAACACATCATAAACTATAAAACAAAACAAAATGGGATTATTAACAGGTGTCACGGATCTAATAGCCAAACACCTGATAATCAGCCCTAAAATGGGGCTTTTCTACTGCGCCAAACCCCTAAAAATGGGTGAAATGTGGTGTGTCTTGGTAGGTTTGGGCGCAAAAATCAGCAAATTTTCAGCAAATTTTCAGTTGGACTTATGGCAAAATCTCGTTTTCGCTTAGATGTTCGTAGGGCACTAAAAGATGGTACGTACCCAATCCAGATTATAGTAGGGCACGGCACTAACATCTATCTTGGTACTGGTGTCTATGCCTCGGTCGGTGAGTGGGATGCCCGGACACAACAATACATCGGCAAAGGGGCACGGCGCATTAACGCCGCTCTCGTTTCTATGCTCGCTATGGTTACTAACCGCATCATGGAATTAAAAGAGACTGGGCAATGGCCGAAATTATCACGTAGGCAAATCAAACAGATGCTTACCGACTTGGAATTGGAAAAGCCCACCATTGATGTACCTACACTTAGTGACGTATTTTCGTCTATGTGTGAGGGGCGTGCCGATCGCACTAAGGGGATAACCAAAAGTGCATCGTTAAAGATACAGGCATTTGGCTATGATCCGGCAAAGCTGCACTTTGAGCAAATAACGACTACGTGGTTAGATGATTTCTACGTGTCGATGTCTGGGCTATCCGTTAATACGAAAGCGGCATACATGAAAGCTATTAAGCGTGCGTTTAACTGGGCAATAGACCACGATATAACGACTAATGACCCTTTCAGACACTACCGTATTAAGATAGAAGAAACTCGTATGAGGGATTTGCCAATAGAGAAAATGAGGCAACTATTAGACTTACCATTACAGGGGCTTTATCCTGAATATCGTGATTTGTTCATGCTTACCTTTTACTTGATAGGCATTAATACGGTTGATCTTGCCGACTGCACGTTAGATAGCATCGTTAATGGCCGCTTGGAATACCGCCGACACAAAACAAATAAGCTATATAGCATTAAGATTGAGCCGGAAGCAATGGAGATAATAAACCGCTATAAGGGCAAAAAGCACCTCATACGCTGCTTTGATAGGTACAAAGACTATAAAGCCTTACAGGGTAGCGTTAATAACGCTCTGGCTAAAATAGGCCCTGCCCGGTTGGATGATAACGGTAACTTTGTTTTTACCGGAAATAACCGAAAAGTGATGCAACCTTTGGAAAAGGGGCTATCTTTGTACTGGGCACGTTATTCCTGGGCTACGTATGCCGCCGACTTGGATATACCCAAAGATACTATCAGTGAGGCTTTGGGGCATTCACACGGCGCAAAGGTTACAGGTGTGTATATAAAGTATAATAGAGATAAAGTAGATGCCGCAAACCGCAAAGTTATAGACTACGTATTGGGTAAAGCAAATCGCCCGGGCTAACCTCTCGGTCGGCTCCGGGCTTGCACTATTCAGAAAACAGATTTTATTTTTTTCTCCGTAGATATAAGAATATAGCGTAAATAATCGCCGCTACGCAACATAAAAAGCCGATATGGTAAATTGTACGCTGATACCATTTTAAGGCTTTCACGCCTTGTTTCTGCGGCCCTTTGTTGGCTTGCTTGTTGTCTCGGCTCTGCACCCCATTTGCTTGCAGCTTATGGGTGTTGGTGCTGTCCTTGCTTTGGGTGACGTTCTCGGCTTTCTTCTGGGCGGCTTTCTTGTCGTGTTGGTATGATTTAACGCCCTCGGCTTTCAGGTTGCCCAAAGTGTCGATCGTGAGCGTACCGCCATTATTGGCAAACTCGATGTACCCCCAATCGCTAAAATACGTTAGTGTGGTCCGGTTGTCGGTTTTGATAGTACCTACGTGGATGCTATCGGTTGCTAATTTGGTGGTGTCGGTTTCCTCTCTTGTGGTTATGGATGATTCCGATACCGCCTTTTTTGTTGTCTTGCAGCCTATCAGCCCAAACAGGGCTAACAGGCACATACAGATAGTTATAAACTTCTTCATTGGCTTATTACTTAATGTCTTTGTACTCCTTAGTAGCGTCAAAGCATGGGCACGCCTTGGCTGCAAAGTCTCGGTGTCCGTGGATCGTGGCGTTAGGGTAACGGTGCTTTAACTCTGTAAGCAACTTTACCAAAGCCGCCTTTTGCTGTGGTGTTCGGGTGTCCTTTGGTGTCTTACCATCGGATGCCAAACCGCCCACATACACTACACCAATACTATTTGTGTTGTGCTTCAGGCAATGTGCTCCCACCTCGCTTTCTGGTCGGCCTGGTTCTACCGTACCGTCCAAATCTACTACATGATGGTAGCCAATTCCATTCCAACCTTTAGCCTTATGCCATCGGTCGATGTCTGCCGCCCTAAAGTCCTTACCTTCGGCGGTTGCCGTACAATGTACGATGATCTCATTAATCTTTCTCATATTAATAACCATTTTGTGGGTCACGCTTAACGCAACTCTTAATTACACACTTATAGCGTTGTAGGTCTAATTCTAACTGCGCCTTTTCCTTGTTGAGCTGCAAAATATCTAAATTCTGCTTTCTCACTAAATCGGTCTGCTCTGCAAATCGTTGCTCTTTATCTTTGAGTTGAGTTTGCAAAAAGTCCATAGCCTCACGCAAAACGTTAAATTCTACGTTGTCGGCCTCGGCTTCCTCCTTTCGGCGGTTGGTTTTACGATTCATACAGTATTTAATCATTTCCCAACCGCCCAAAGCGGTAATAACCGATACTACTATTTCAATTATCTGCATGTTGCTCGATGCTGTTAAGTTCATAAATCACTTTTCCGTCTCGCTGCTCTGTTACTACTACATACCTTGTAAGTAGCAATCTAAATAAGTCCATATCCAACCTATCAGATGATAGGGTAATGGGTGCTTTATCAGTAGTCGCCATTTCTAATTCTCTGCATTGTTTGATACCTCAATTTATGTTTGTTCTTAATTGCCAATACCTCGTAGTGCCCTTTGATGTACACATATTCTTTAAATACGTGTGGCTCGATCATGTTAAGCACTTTACGGCGCATAGCATATTCGTTTGTATGCCGTAGCAAACCTAAATATGAGTTGATACTACATACTGCGTGTAATACCTGACGCTCGTTGTTAGCCTTGTTTAGCCGTCTGACCGCTGCGACAAAGTTTGTTATTGTTCTGTTACAGGTATAGACACGTCCGGGTTTGACTATTGACCCGGTAAACTCCACGCCTTTGCTGTAATGTTGCAAATAAAACTTCTTCTCATTCAGTCGTAAACCTAACTTAGCTAATAGCTCACGTATCTTAGGCATTAACGCCAATAGCTTTTCTTTGTCCTTATGGATGCAATAGAAGTCGTCCACATACCTGCCATGATGTTTTATACCCTCATTCTCGATATACCAATCAAGCGTATTAAGTAAGAAGTTTGCGAATATCTGGGCAAACAGGTTGCCAATGGCTACGCCCTTACCCTCACCATTTGTAAATAGTGATTTGTTCTTATCCAACTTCTCCCAATAGCTCAAAGGGCTGTGCCGTTCACAATTCTTTTCGGGGCTGTGTAAAATAACGACACGGCAAAGGTAGCGCAAATCGTCTATGTCTTCGCCCTTGTAGTACTTGACTATAAAGCGATCTACCATTTCAGCTAATAACTTTTTGTCAATGCTCATAAAGAAACCTTTTAAGTCAAGTTTCATAATGTGGCAATCTTCCGTATAATTATTGCTGCACTGCCTTATATCTTCTTTCAGCGTATTAATACCATATAGCTGCCCTTTGCCTTTCCTGCAATTAAATGTACGCTCACTAAAGATTTCTTCAAATAGTGGCGTTAGGCGCAAAGCTATGTAGTGGTGTACGATTCTATCCTCAAAGGATGCTGCAAATACCTCTCTGTATCTTGGGCGTGTTACGACAAAGCAAATAGACTTACCCGGTTGGTATGTTCGGTTATTGATTCTATCACGCAAAGCGATCAAACGGCTTTCGTAGTTCATTTCGTAAACAACTGCGCTTGCTGTTCGTCTCTTGCTATGACGGCAATCAAAGTAAGCATCTAAAAGCCACTCTGTCGTTACCATTGTATATTATCATTTGTCACGTTTCTGTTCTCTGTAAATAGTGCTGACACTGCCCTAACTCTGTTCGTGTTGCTGGCCTTAGTGTTCCAATTGTTCGTATTACCGTCGTTGAGGTTCAGATTCCATGCGTTGGTAGCACTGTTCTCGGTTGGCCGCAATCTGTGGTTTATTATCTTGTTCTTAGCCGTAAATGACGGCATAAACCCCATTTATTACGGAAAACTGCGCTCTCGGTCTGTCGTAACATTCCGGTTCTGGCTACAAAGCGTATTAACTACTTTGTTTTTCCACGCTGACGATTGTTTACCTATTTCGTCCATTAACTCGATGATACTTGCAAATTTTCCTCTGCCTTTTATCCACTCCCTTTCTCCGGCAATTCTCATTAGCGTTTTCATTGTCTAAAACTCTGCCTGAAACTCGGTTAGGTGCTTTACTGTCTCGGCTTTGTCCTTATTGATGTACGCCGCTGCTATCTCCTGCATCAGATTAACGCCAATTTCTTGCAGCTTTGCCCCGATGGTGAATTTGTAGGCACGTGGGAAATTGGGTACTATATCCAAAATGATGTCTAACAACTTGCGTGCATCTAAATAAATCTTTGTACTTGAAACTAATTTTACCGCCATTGCTTGTTTATTAAATTGCCTTATAATGGTACGGCTTTCGCCGTACCTAAAGGTTAAAGACTAAGAAATTAAGAATTAAACAATAAATGCTGACACTGCCCTAACTCTGCCCGTGAGGCTGGCCTTAGCGTACCAACCGCCCGTAGTACCGTCGCCGAGGTACAGATACCATGCGTAGGTAGCACTGAGCTCGGTGGAAGTCCAATACCAATCTTCGACTAACTGGGTGGCTCCGGTAATCAGGGACAAAGCATAATTGATTTTTGTCATGTTGGCATAAATCATAAACATTTCGTCCAACGATGGCAACCACCATTTACCTGCTGTCAAGCCCTTACCATTAGCGTTAGCACGGCTATACAGATTGCAGTAGCCCGGTGCATACTGCGCCGTATTGGTAATTGCATCGGCTTTGCTTGCCTTGATTGTGGCCGCCGTGTTCGCCTTACCGTTCCAATCGTTTATCGCTGTGACACGATCGGTTGTTGTCGTACCGCCTCCGCTGATAGCTGCGCTACTCCACGTTAGTTTAGAAGTTGATTCGGTAGGGGCCACGACTAAGATTTTGCCGCCCTCAACAACTACCACACCGTCGGCAATTTCGCCGCTGTTCTGTAACGATGTCCACTTATGGGGCTTAACCATGAGTGGGTAATCATCGCTTTTACGGTGATACATGATAAAGATACCATCGTATAAGCCGTTAAGGTTCATACCTGCCAACAAAGCGGTTTTGAGGTTCGCCAATGAAATAAGCGTAACCTTTCCGTTTGCGTCCGTTACCGGGATTTTCTGATCTGTGTTGATGGTCGTTACTGTTGCCTGACCACTCAACTTTTTTGTTTTCTTTACTGCCATAATTACTACTATTTTAAGATGTCAAAATCTGACCCATTATAAATTATAAAATCAAAGCTGCCATCATTTCGGGATGCGTCGTCCGATACTGATACCTCAAAGTAACCGCTACCCAATGAGTGCATAGTGGCTTTTACTGCGCTACTTGCTCCATAACAAACACCTCGCCCGGTTAGGATCACACGGCAATTACTTGTATAAGCAAACCACGTACTCGGAAAATATACCCGGTATAGTCCTTCAGATTGTCGGGACACCGTTAGTTTGCTACCATCAAACGTATTGCTTGTTATTGATGTGTTGCTACTACTATTTCCACCCGATACCGTGCCAAATGCCAAAGCCTTTAAACAATGCCCATACTTTTGACTTGTCATTAAGTCGATGCGATTTATCACTATCCAACCGTAGAACTCCGTAGTAGTGCCGTAGCCTATCATTTCCACAATTTCACGGCTAACTTTTAACTCGCTTTTTTGGATTCCATCCTCAAAGAAGTATTTGCCATTTGGCGCACTAATAGCGGCCTGACCTTGCGCCATTGTACTGCCCCATTTGTAGTTTACAATGGTTAGTCGTCTTCCATTCTGGCTTACGTCCCACGGCATAGAATAGGCATCTAACCAACCGCCGCCGCTACTAAGCATAGCCACATTATCGCTGTAATCAACATCAATGCTATCATTAGCCAAATTGAAAGGATTTCGTATTGAGCCGATAACCTTTACATTTGTGAACGTGCCATTTGTGAACGTACCGCTATTGCAAGTAACGTTGCCGTCTTTTGCCTGAAAGATAATGTTACCGTTAGCGTCTTTCATGTCGATAGCCTCCACACCCAAATTTTTGACTAAAGCGTACTGCGCTAACAGTATCTTTGTAGCCACAATTTCCACCGGGTCGGCTAACTTCCAAAGTCCACTATTGGTGTCGGTCGCACTTATTGGGTAATTGCTTGCAGTCTTGGTGTGCGATTTAATGCAAGAATAATAGTAGCCACCATACAAAACTACGTCCTTGTATTCCTCGCCGCTTGCACCTGATTGGAACACATAGCCTACGGCGCAATCGCTCCACGCTTGTGGGCCTCGTAGTGCCGGGCCTCTGTCGCCTTTGGCTCCAGTCTGCCCATCGGCTACGGTATTTATCTTTATATTTCGGGTAAAGGTTTTGTTTCCAACCTTAATTGTTACTCTGATGCTCGTATTAGGGGCCTTGTTAGCCTCTATCGAAATATCGTATGTATAGACGTTTCCGCTTAGACTGCCTTTGTAAGAAAACCCCGATACCATAGTAGCCAACCCCGAACAACTAAAACCATCGTCTCCGTATGATAGGGCGGTATCACCTCTATATACTTTAATATTGACTTTATAGGTTGATTTGGTTGTGGCTTTCTTGTGCAAAATGTTCTCCGGCGATATATCAATGGTTATAGCATCTATGCCGTTGTTTCCGTCTTCTCCATTCTCACCACTTGCAATGTAGTATAGTGATTGAGCCGTTATTATAGCTCGGTTTGTGTCGATTGCCGTTACTTTAGCGTAAAGACTGATGGTAATACGTTGTTTGTCCGATACCGTGCCATTAATAACCATCGTGTCACCTACGGAAAAATCAGATACATTTATGATTCCGTCCCAATTGACTGACCGCCCACTAAGTCCGTAGAACTGCGTCCACTCCTTGTAGGTATAGTTATATACGTTTCGGGATTGGGCGACAATTACGCCCTTTCCCTTGCGTATAAACTTAACTATTCTTGTTATTGACACACCCATAGGCTTAACTTTCTGATGTTATCGTTACGCTAATGTCTCCACCACTTTGCAAACACATATCGCGTGTTACGGCATAGCTTGCAACCGCCGTTTTTCGCTCGCTGTCACTATTTAGGTAAACACCTGCTGCATCTTTCACAACAAAGAAAAACTTAGCGTCTTTGATTGCTTGCGTGTTAGTTCCACGCTTGACGATCCACGGCGTGTAGGTTACTTTGCCGTTGCCGCTCTCATCTTCGCTTATCGCTTCGTCTTCCGGTGTCGGGCGTGCGTCGATGTCGTAGGGGTCGGATGCGTCCATAACGCCCTGTATGTCTTTACCAATTTCAACGCCACTACGATTAACAGTCACTCGATATTCGCCGTATGTGTCTATACTGCTGCCTGACACTGTAAGCGTCTGGGCGGTTTGGCCGTTGATTACCTCCCAACCACTGGCCCCCATCTTCTCCCATGCGTAGGTTAAATCTTTGGTGATTTCCTCGTAGTTTTGGTATGCCATTGCCTTTAAAACACAACTGCCGCCCTTGTCGGTAATAACAAAGCCCTTGTTATCTCCTGCCGCGATGGTAACACGATAGCTTGTACCTGTTGCTTTCTGTACTGGGATTGTATAGGTAGCTTGGATATTATCGCTTTGTGTGCCATAACTGATAGCTGCCACCATCTTGATAGTTACCGGGGCAAAACCTGCGATTTCTACCAAATTCTTAACAATCTGCAAACCATAGTAGATGTTGTCGCCGCTTGGCGCAAACTTCTTAAAGTAGCCTGCAAAAATGCCGCTTGACGTGTCGCCGTTAAACTCGATTTTCGTACCATTAAAAAAGTACTGCATACTATCAGGCGTTGCCACTCCCTCGGCTACTCGGCTACTCATACAGACAAAGTTAAGTTTTGGTTTTGTCTGTTCAAAGTTTGGGAACACCTTAGTAACGTCGGATTCCGTGCCCTCCCATTCTTGGTAGATGTCACCATCTGGGCACATGATTAATGCCGTATAAGTTCCTGCCTTGGCAATAAACTTAATCGTTCGGGTTGTACTCGCTTTGCTCATAGTTCCTTACTTTTTGGTTTCACTTTCTGTTTGCTCACTCTCTGACGCTTCCGGCTGTTGGTCGCCCTCCGCATTTTCCTCGTAGGCCTGGCCCTCGTTGCTGTTGCCGCCATTGTCGGTGCTCTCTGTGTTCTCGCCCTTACCATCTGCTCCCTGCTCGGTGTTGGTGTTGTCACCTACGATAGCATCATTAACGTTAGCCTTAATAGGCTGCTGAAAGCGTGCATCGGTTGCCATTGGCAAAGGTCGGCAAATAGTACCGTCCTGCTCACTTCTCGCCTCATGCGGCATAAGTGCTATACCTCCAATCTTAACCAATATGTCGTTAAGTTGGGTTAGTGGGCCAAACTTCAACATATCGTTTTGCCAAAACAGATAGTTTCCATCACTCACCATGTTACGGTCGTTCTCCAGTTGCAAGTATCGTGCAACCAATGGATTTGCTTTAATGTATCTTGCCATAATCTTATATTGATTAAATTGTTATTTGATTAATATTACGTTATCGTCTGCATCAACGAATACTGCGCCGTCGCTGTCTTCCCATGCACACGTAGGGCCAACGTCCTTAACGTCCAAACCATAAACGCCGCCTAACGTCTGACTAACCTTATTGGTCGAAAGCGTCGGTTTCATTCCATGTGCTATGAGCGAATAGTTAAGCGTTCCTGACTGGGCATTTGTAGCGACGTACCAAAGCGGCAATAACTCACGTTCCGGATTGTCGATCGTGCCGTTAGTGTTCCAAATCTTCGCCGTTGGCGCAATCTCTAACAAACCACTTGGTAGGTTGGTAGGTAGTTCGCCGATGTCGTACTCAAATTTTGGGATTCTACGGATAAATGCCACTAACTTAGTTGGGGCGTTGTCCGATAGTGTCACGCTGCTCGGGTTTCCGTCCGGGCTATACTTTGCCCTGCATCGCAAATAAAGTTCTGTACCCATGAGGCTACGATTAACGGTACAACTGTTTCCGTCTGCTGCTACCGCTACGTCATAGTCTAACGTGGTGTCGCTGCCTACGGCGGTAAATGTTCCATCGTCTCGCATTACCTCCCACACAAACAAACGCTTATTCTCTGGGCACTCATTAACGCCCAATCTCAATGATGCGTGTACCGTCTGCGTGTCGGGGTCGCTCAATGGGTTGTAGATAGTTTGGGCGGCTGCGTCCAATACCAGAAGTGGCGTGTATGCTGTGGCGTTCTTGCATTGTACTTGGTACGGCTTGATGATGTGGTGTACCTGATTAGTACGTGGGTCTTTGTAGTCCGCTTCAAATCGTAGATTCATAGGTATCTGCGGCTTGGCGTTCTTCTTGATCCTGATACGTCCGGCATTTGCACCCTTGCTGACTACCTCAAAGTCGGCGTTAGTGCTGTCTATTAACGTGTCGGCTGCTCCTCTGTTCACCTCATACCAGACTACGTTAGTGAGGTCTTGATTAATCAAGCCCGGCGTTAAAACCTCGTCTTTGTCAAGTCTGCCGATATTCGGCTGCACTATTAAGTTAGATGCGTCTATGGTGTAATCGGGCGTATATGTGTCGGTGTCTGCGTCGTAGTTCTGACTATCCGATACGCCGCCCTCAACCACCATGCTAACATTAATTTGCAGTGGCTTAAAATTGAAATCAAATCTTTTTGTCTTCATAACTGCGCTATGTTTAAATTAATACTCGTAACTGACTGCCGCCGTTGCTGCTTCATTGCCCATGCCGTCACGTAAAGTAACGGTAGCCGTAAAGCGTATAACTTTAGGCATATAGCCGTTAAAATCCATGTCCTCGGCTGTGAGGTGCAAAGACTTTCCGGTATTGGCGTGGCGCAAACTCCAAACGTTGTCGCTCGCCGTTCTCTCGTTGCCCTCTGCGTCCTCGCTGTATCTCGTCCACATTACGTCTGCGTCCAAAATATCATCTGTGATATTCATATTATACAGGGTCGCCACGATGGTTAGTGTGAGGTCTATTTTGTCCGGGTCTAAGATACTTTCAGGCTCTTGGAAATCTACGGCAAAGTCTGGGTTTCCCTCGATCATCGCCCAATCGGTATTGTTCCATGCCGGGGCGGTCGTTGTGAGGTTCTTGCAACATCTGTACTTGCAGCCATTAAACCAAACGTCTGATGTCTCATACTCTCCGGTGTCCGGGTTGATGGCATCACAATAGTACTTACCGCTTTGCGTCCACGCCCCACGATCCACATACGTAACCAACGGCTTACCAGTCCACTTGTTAAGTCTGATAACGTCCATTGTGACGATACCCGGTATATACATATAGTCTAAACCATCACGTATTGGCAAAGGGTTGCCGTTATCGTCCAATAACTCGTACACAAATTCGGGCAAACTGCCGAAAGCTGCACCATAGTTAGCGTTATCCAAAATCGGCTTAGTCACTCCCTTTAGCTTGACGATTCGCCCCTCTATGCTCGACAGGTACAAACAATCTTGCCGTTTCGTGTCCGTTTGGTTTCCCCATCGTGCAATCTTCATCATTTCGCATGGTGGGTAATTCTTGCCGCTTGGTACTTCGGTGTCCGGGTACTGCGTCACCTCTATGTAGTTGTTAGCGGTATTAACGCTATTAACTCTAAACCATGCCGTGTAATACTTTCCGCTTCCCTGCGCCAAAGTATTGATGATACCTTTAAGCACATTGTTTTCGGCTTGGGCGGTAAAATATCCGTCCCATTTGCTTCTCAGGTGCAAACCAAAACAACCATTGCCCAAATCGTCCACGCTCTCGATTGTGTCCGCTTCCGTTAGAAGTTGGTCGCCCTCGATTGCTGACAATCGGTTTACTATCAATTCCAGACACTCAAAGTAGCTGCGCACTCTTAGGCTTTCCACTTCGGCGTTACCTTGTGCGTCAATACCTGCGCCCTTACCTGCATACAGGGATTTGACGAACTCGCCAAAGTGTGCGCCGTCCTTGAATATTGCCAAACCGATAGCCGTTAAGCCCTGCTGAAAAGTAATGTGCCCTTGCGCTATGTCGGCGGTAATCTTCGACAAAAAGCGGTCGTTAATCGGGCTATCCTCTGCAACGTCTCCGGCTAAATCAGCATAGGCGGCACGGCTCGCATATCCGGCACGGTCTGCATACTCGGCTTGCTCTGCGTGCGTCGCTATGTCGGCTTTGGCTGCGTGCTTGGCTTCCTCGGTCATTTTGCCGATACTTCCATAGCTGCCGCCTCCAGTGGATGCCCCACCGCTGCCGCTGTTCCTGGGTTTTGCTATCTGCTTAACTTCGATCATGTGCCAATCTCCTTTAATGTGAGGTCGGCACGTCCCTCAATAAGGTTTCTGCCGATGCCCTGCACGAAAAATTCTTTGTTCAAAGCCTCATGGCGGTAATGGTTAAACAGGCTAACAACATTATCAATGTCTCTTAGTTTCTGTTCCATTACGATACGTGGCTTATGGTATTCAGTATAATAACTATCCACGTAGATTTGTTCGGGCTTTGCCTTAACGTTGCCGTTTCGGTCGTACACCTCTAACACTCCGTCCCCGGTTGATATATTCAGCGGCGTGGATAACTTCACCGTGTTGCTAACTCCCAACTGGGCACACTCCGTGGCGGTCAATGCCGAATTTATCTTAAACTCCAAATCGTCCTTTTTATTCACAAAGGTTTCTTTGGTGTCGCTCATATAGATAATATCGTTATCATCATTGCCATTGCTGATTAGTCCATTATCGCTATAAACTTTAACCTCAAACGACTTAATCAGGATGCTACTAACATGGGCTAAAAGCGGTACTGATGAGCTGCTCCACTTTGTATGCCTGAAAAAGGTAGGGTGGCGGCGTGTGATAACGTCCCATGTAGCATTAACAGGGCCTAATATCATAAACCTAACCTGCCCACTTATCTTGTCTTTCTTCTTAATAGCTATGCCCGTTCCCTCTGCGTCGATTCCAATTGTATAGGAAAAAGTCTTTTGCAAATCAAATTCCTGTCCTATTATCTTGTCACCTCGCTTAGGGTCTATGCCAATAGTAAACGACTGCTGATAATATTCATCATCACTACTACATTGCTCACGTTCCTTGTATGGCTTCCACACAAAATTTTTGTAGGTTTCTTCCTCTTTATCCGTGTATGGAATAGGTTTGCCGTTCTCGTCTGTATCACCTTGATCATTGTCGGGCGTCTTTTCCACTACGCATTTATCGCCGATAATCAGCATACACGCCAATACTGCAACCTTACTTATCTTGTCGCTGCCGTCCCCAACTGCGCTATAATTGAATTCGTACTCCTCCGGGCCTTCGCCTGTATATGGATAAAAACCGTTATTGCCGCTTTCGTTCCATGTTACTTCCTCGCTTGGTCTTTCGGCTCTCCAGTAACGACGTGTATAATAACGCCCATCTTTGTTGTTGCGGCTTGGTACGGTCTTGTGCCAAAAATACATTGGTGGCGGTGTTGTTCCGCCTCCACCTCCGCTACCTTGGTACGGCGGTCTGTCCCCCATCTTCTCACGCATACTGGAAAAATTACCAGTAGTCGCCATTATTGGATTTAAAATAAGTTTGCCGGACAATACTATATAGTTAGTAGTGTCTTTGTCTGACGGCGAAAAAACGCCACCTGCCTTATTACCAATGTAAACCGCATACGGTATATTTTTCTGTATGTCGGTAACATTAGGGTATGTTTCTGCTTCCTTGTTGTTTCCATTACCATTAACCGACACAACTAAATAGTTAGTCATGTTTACATTAGATGTCGGGCTATTATCGTCGTTAGCGGTATTAATCTTAACACTACCCAAACTCATAATAGCTGCACCCGGTGCCTGCCCCAACCACATAGGCAAATTATGTTGGTTCGTTCCGTCGCTGCAAAAGTAGTCCACTAAATCAACCTCGGTGTTTCCTTTCATCGGGAACGTCCAATACTTATTTTGCCATACTTGCACAAACCAATCAGTAATAGCACCTCCACCATAGGTAGTGCTTTCATCATTCACCATTGCTTTCATTGCATAATATGCGGTCTTTCCCTCTCCGTCGCTTGAATACTCGGTGAGGTACTTTTGCTTATTGATGTATGGGCTAACCAACAAATCATCGTCCAATGGGCTTTCTATCACGCTTTCGATGTCTTCCACCTTGGCGGTTAATAGAAGTTGGTTATATACGTCGCCTATGCTTATCGTAGTATCGCAATCGGCCACGTTAGCCAAAGCGATTGTTACGGCTTGCTGCGCCGTTGTCTTGGTGCTGTTGGCTACGATGTCATGCCAAATAATCTTATCGGGTGTCGCCTTGACGGATTCCCACGAAAAGATATAGAAGTTAAAGCCGTCCTGCACAATATGTAAGTTAAGGTACTTCAATAGTTCCTCCAAAACTTCGTCTTGCTGCCAAACGTCGCTTTCATCATCACCCATAAACAACAAATCAGATATAGAAAGCTGCCTTAATACCTGATAGCGGTTTGCGGTCTGTGCATCCACTGCCTTGCTGCCATCATACCAGAACTTAATATTTTGGTTGCCCAATATATCCAGCCCCCCGGTAACACCTTGCAGTATCTCGGTGGCAATATCGTAAAAACTACGCTGCGCTGCCTCTGCCTTGACGAAAGCATAGATAACGCCCAATGCGCCCACATTCTTATACTTGCTATACTGCAAAGCACTAAGCGTATCAATGCAATTTAATTCCAGTTCATCCCATCTGTTGTTATATGGCTGTGACAAAGTTTGCGGCTCGATGAACCCGGCAAAGATACACGTATCGTTTTTATAGATGTTTACGACTGCATCACGGCATGAGGTACTAAAAAGGTCTTTAATCAGGTTGCCGCAAAGCAATCTTATTTTAGCCGAATTTCTCAAAAGCACATCGAAAGTGTCGTTTACCTCGTTTTCGATTTCTGCCGGATCCTCGCTAAAATATACATCTGCCTTTTCTGTACCTATTTCAATAGTCTGCGTGCGATCGTTCCCGGTAACGATGTATACCGTTATCGTATCGCCCTGCTGACTTAGAAAACTGCCGTGTATATACATATTAACTACTTATTAAAAATTTGACTTTCTGCCGCTCTTGGCGGCTACTCTCGTTGTGTTGGATATTACACCAACTAACTTTCTGCCCTCGATTTCAAAGCGAACGTTTCCACCGATACCGCCCTGCGGCTGTATCATGCTACGTAGCTTATCAAGTGGTGCGATAACCTCCGGGTTGTTGCTTGCCCCGGCATACTCACCGACTAAAGCCAACGTAGGCCCCGACACTACACCACCTTTTGCAAACGGCATTATTCCGATAGCTTCCACCATCGCCGTTGCTGCACTCACAAAACCGGATGCTATGCCAAAGCCGACAAATGGTATTGAGGCATGGGCGGCAAAAAACATTGCTGCGGCTAACTCCATGTATGAGGCGGTCGCCAATTTGTTAGCGGCAATAACTGGAACCATCGCCACCGCTGCCGCTATCTGTGTTGCTGTCTCAACTCCCTGGGCGGTTGCCGTGGCGGTTGTGGCTGCTGCCTCTCCGGTCTTAGCTGCGGCATGGGCGGTTGAGGCGGTCGTTAGCATATCAATAATACCTACTATTGCGCTGATGCTCTCATACAGTTGTATAAAGCCGTCCACGATAGCGGTTACTTTCTGCCATGCGCTGCCGTTGCCGTCCAAAGCATCGGTTATGCTGTTAATGCTGTCGCCAATACCCTTGATGCCGTCCCAACCAGACTTTACGGTGTCGAAAGAAGAAATAGAAGATTTGCGCCATTGCTCATAGGTGCTAATCATTTCCTCGATGTCCTTGCGCTGTCCCTCCGTTACCGGGTTGTTGGTATCGTTGAGCTGCTTTTGCAGTTCCCGGATTTTGTCGGTTAGCGCATCAAAGCCGATACCTTTAACCTTGATCTTAAACTCTCGGTTAGAAAGTCCGTTAATCTCGGCTATCTCTTTTTGCATTGATGGTATTTCAATACCCCTTTGCATCGCCTTTCGCTTCGCTTCCAAAGCGTCGATCGTCCTTTGCGTGTTTTGGATTTCGTCGGCACTCTGCTTGCTCTGCTGCTCCTGATAATACCTTACTGCTTCATCTAACTTCTCGATAGTATCAAGTTGGGTAATGTCTCCCGGCTTATTTAAAGCGGCTAAACTATCATCCCATGCTTTCTTAATACCCTCAATATCGTTAATGTGCTTTTGTATCTCTGGGCGTTGTTCCTCGGTGGCTTTCTCCAACAACTCGTTATAGTATGCCAACTTAATATTAAGTTGCTCATACGTCTTCAATGCGTCGTCGGGTGTATCTATCACCGTGGCATTTTCGATATAGTTCTTTAGAGTTTCCAACTTACTGATTTCTGCATCAATTCCGCTTATAGCTTCCTTGGATGCCGTAGCCCTCAACTTCTGTTGGTACTCTATTTCTTTGTCAATGTCCTGTAAAGTCTCCAACTTTGCCGGGCGTTGCATAGCTGCGCCCAATAGCTCGGTTTTGCTTATCAGTTTATCAATACCTGCCAAATCGTCTTTGTTGGCGGTCTTTCGTAGGGTCTGCAAATAGTCCAATTCCTTTTCAACGTCTTGCAACGTCTTAATTTCGGTTGGTCGCTCGGCGGCTTTCTGGGCTAATTCGATAGCCGCTTTCTTTTTCTCCCATGCTTGGATATTCGCCCTTATCTTTTCTTGCTCGGCGGTGCTCGCCGTGGTGAGCTTCTTTTTGTAGTACTCGATATTAGTACTTAACAGTTCGTAGGTCTTAGGGTCTGCAACTGGCTTGTTTTTCTTACCTCCGCCGCTCTTATTACCTTTGAACGTATCAAAGCCCAACGATTTATCTAATAACTTTTTACGGTTGTGTAATTCCGTATTATACGCTTTTAGCTTGGCTATTTCCTTGCTATCAGTCGTATTTTTAAGTTTCTTTTCTGTCTTCTCGATTGCGTCCGCTACCTGCTGATAGGTCATTGCACTAACCTTAACGGTCTTGTTGTTATGTCCCATCTTAGCATCAACCGCCGCCATCTGCTTAGAACAATCGGCCATGTGCTTCTGGGCTATGCCCAATTGTCTTTGCAAACTTTGGATTTCCGGTATCAGCCCCCTTGCGCTGTCCTTCAAATCGGCATACTCCTTGGTGTCTTCCGTTGTAACAACTTCGTAGCTGTCACCTCCAGTTGATCGGTTGGTAATAGTCCGCTTAGTAGTCTTCTGTGCGCCCCCGGCTTTCCAGAGTTCACGGCGTTTAGCGTAATTATCTTCCAACTCGATTTGCTTTTCAGCCAACTTTGTAGCCAACACCTTTGCTTGTGCCTCGTACCCGATTTGCTTAACGTATATCTGACTTTTGCGTGTCAATGTATCGTACCACTCGGATGCCGTCTTATGGCTCCCGAACAAATCGCCATATACTGCGTTAAGGTGGTTTACTGCGTCGGTGGTGTCCTTTTTAGCGGTAATGAGGTCGCCCAAAGCCTTAATCTCTTTGTCTAATTCAACCTTAGTACTTGCCGCTGCGTTCTTGTAAGCGTCTTCGGCTTCGCTAAACTCGTTTGTCTTGTCGGTAGCCTCATCGGTCTTATTAACGAAATATTCGATAACAGATGTTACCGCTACAATTGCAGCACCTACCACCGTGGTAATCATCAAACCTTTAAGGGCAATTTTGAAAGCGGTCGCCGAATATGCACCACTTTTCAAAGCTGCACTAAAGACACGTGTAAACGCCGCCGATCGACTTGCATTAAGCCCAAACAAAAGCATTGCTGCACCACCTGCCTTTGAGCGTAACGTTAAAATGCCTTGTTGGATATTCAGGGCTTTAAGCGTCTTAACCAAACTTGTAATACTCATAGCTGTTATACCCAACTGTGAGGTAAAACTAAGTATTGGCATCGCTCCGCCAACAAATCCGGCTACTACATCAGTTATTGCGCCTAATTGGTTTTTCAGCATTTGTGTGGTTGCGCTGCCTGTACTACTCATTTCGTTGTAGGCGGCGTTGATAGTTCCGGCACTATTCGCCATTGCGTCCACGTTCTCGCTGAACTTCTCGGACAACTGATTAGTAAGTGGCGTTAAGGCTCGCAAACTCTCGGCACTGCCAAACAACTTGGCGTAAACTTCTTGCTCCAATACACCATTAGCGGCGGCATACTCTTTAACGGATGCGTCCAACTGGGTTAAGAAGTTACGCAAACCTCCGGCGGCTTGGATGGATGCGGCATTAAACTCAATACCCATCTTTTCCGCCATTTCGGTTGCTTCGCTTGACGGCTTAACCAAAGCGGTAAAGATTGCCGCCATCTGGGTTGCAACCTCGTTAGTATTACCGCTAACACCTGTAAGCGTGGCAAAACTTGCCAAAAGTTCATCAATGCTTACGCCCAATGTTGAGGCGTTGGCGGTCACTCTTGGTAGGGCCTGGGCTAACTGCTCAAATGATGTTACACCATTCTTCGCCGTAAGCTGTATTTTGTCCTGCACGCTTTCGGCTGCGCCCCATGCCAAACCATAGTTTTTGATAATAGTAGATGTTACCTTTACGACTTCGCCCAAATCGGCAACACCGCCCACGGATGCTTTAGCCGATTTGTTAAGAAAGTCGATCCAATTATCTTCTGGCACGCTATTACTGATTACCTGATATAAGCCGTTTGCGAGTTCATCACGTGCGACAGGTACGTTTTTGGCCACCCCGGCTACCTGATTTTTTAACTTTGCAAAGCCCTCGGCGTTCTTTCCTGCCATTGTATTCGCAACTCTCATAGCTGCGCCAAAGGCTCTACTATCGGCGGTAATGTCCTGCAAAGTACCATTTAGCTGACTGACGGCGTTAGATACTGCGCCCAAAGCCTGTACGCCCTGGCTCCAGTTGATCAACGACGATTTGAGTTTGTCGGCTTCCACAATAGCGGCGGTCATGGCTTGTTTAAGGCCGTCCGCATTTTGCGAAAGGTCTTTAAATCCCTTACCGTCTCCGTCCAATTTGAACGTTATGGATATAGTACTTTTACCTGCCATAGTCTTTAATATTTGTCACCCAATAGGGCGATAATTTGTTTTCTCTTTTCCTCCGCTTCCTTGGCCGTTATGTGTTCGGTCTTCGCTTGCTTCAACTTCCTGCGATTATCCCACGAAAGCGGTAATAGCTTTTGAGGCGTTAATTTGTTCTTAACGTGCGGCTGAATAGTTATGCACGCCAACATACGCATACGCTCCCAATTATCTTTGTATTGGCTTTGCTCTTGGTCTAAGTACGCTTTGCATACGCTGTTAAATTCATCAGGCGTTAACCTACAAAAATCATCGTATGAAAGACGTATGCAACCTAAAGCAAAGCCCAACACTTCATTTATTGCAAACTTTTTTTTTCGTCTGCGTCGGTCTCGGCATCTTCCTCATTGGCCTGGCCCATAGCTTTAGCCCATTCGTTCATATCTTCCGGGCTGACACTATCGGCAAAGTCCATCAAAGAAAGTTTGAATTTCTTGCCGTCTGCCTTGGATGCTGAAACGATGCAACACCAAAGGAACGTACAAATATCGGTGAAACTTGTAGCGTCGATCTCTGTAACCTCTCGACCCGTTTCCTGCTTAAATCTAAGCATTGCGCCCATTGTCTGGCGGCATGGGAAAACCTCTTTACCAATTTTAATTTCAACCTTTTTCATATATGAACTTAATTAACTGGGTTATACTGTATGGTCTTCGGATGCTGCCACGGCACTATCAGTAAACGCCGTTTCGTCGAGTGTGTCCGGCTCGCCGTTGTTGTCAAGATTGATAGTATAAGTACTATCGTCCTGCGCCGGGTCGGTGCGCTCCAAAGAAGAAATGATAAAGCTACCTGCCAAATATGGCTTTTTGCTTTCACCTCTCTGCATACATTTAATCTTAACTGGCTGTCCTGACTTCCACGCTGCCAACATCTTTTGGTAGCTTGCTTCGGTCTCACCATCATAGATAAGGCCCTCGGCTGAAATGGCAATAGACAAACCCGTTACACCCTTTTCTTTCCACATTCCGTTAGTCTTGGCCTTGCTTGCTGCTGGCTTAACTGCACGGTCTTTGGTCTCGCTGTTCATAGTTGCCGTGTGGGTGGTACAATGTCCGAAAGCATCTTCACCCAAATAAAGCAACATATTACTACCATTGCAATAACTCATATCTTACTAAATTTTAATGTTAAAAACTAACTGCTGCGCATAGGCATCACTATCGTAGCCCTCTTCGCCATCAGTCAATACACAACTACGCATAACTAAACCGTCCTTTTCGCCTTGCTTGCCGTCCAAAGCTGCCCTTACTGCCTCGGCTAATTCCACGCCCTCACCGTATTTCTCGGTATAACAAATAACCTCGATCGTCACGGTATCGGCTCCGGGGTAACCTGCCTTTGTCGGGTTCTGCTCGATTGAGGCACGGCGATAAAGTATGTACGGCAAAACCGCCGTGTCCGTAGCAACTGGGAAAACCTTTTTAGTATGCTTCGCTACCTCGGGGTCTTGCAAAAGCATATCACGAATAATGCTACCTGCGCTTAATGATGTTTTATTTGCAGCCATACTTATTTGCAGTCTTAGTTACACTTTCTACTATCTCGTTACGCAAATCTGCCGTTACCTTGTCCCTAACGTCTGTTTGGGTCTTACGCATAAAGCCATATCGTTTCATGCGTCCGGTATTGTGGCCCCGGCGTTCCCTGACAAAAACCCTTGTTTTGGTCTTGGTCTTTCGTTGCTCCGTTCCGCCCTCTGCCCATATCAAAACAGGTTTCTTTAGTCCCTGGCGATTGATGTGCATACCTTTTTCGCCCTTTCCAGTTTTTCGGTTGGCTTTCTTCGTGCCTATAGTAACACGAAATCCGGCGGCTTTCTTGAATACGATAGCCCTAATACCTTTTTCCAAATCTCGGTTGCTATGTAATGAGCTGCGCAAATTATTAATAGCTGTTCGCCTTACTTGGTTCGCCTCTCTCCTGAAAGCACCTTTTAAGGATCGCTTTCGGTGTTTAACGTCCATTTCGGTAAACAACTTCTGCAACTGCGTATCGTCGTATTGATTTGCCATAACTTGATTACTCGTTTACTCGTTCACAAACTAAAGTGTTCATACCCCTATCAATGTTTGGGATGATGGCAACCACCGTATAAAGGTAACCGCCCAACTGCTGCACCCTCCAGTTTTCTTTTACTGGGTGTGCGTCCCTCACATTAAATTCGGCTCGATAGTCGGGGAAATGTTCGCCCACTTCCTCGCTACGGTTTCCGCTCTGCTTCTTCCTCTCCGCCCATACGGTACGTATAGGCTCGTAGGTTGTCGCTTCCTCGCCGTAGTCGTTTGTTGTCGCCGTAGGCTTCAACAACTGCAAACGATATTTCATTTCTCCTGCTCTCATTCCGCTAATTTCCGATAGGGTTTAATTAAGGCTTGTAGCGAATCAGGCACGGCGTGCATCTGCACGTTACTCACACTTTCACGCTGATTGTACCAATGTGCGCCCAACATCATTATAGCGTGTTTTATGGGGGTAGGTACATCATGTCCGTTACCCATCTGCGCCAATTCCTCTTGGGTTCTATTGGTCGCTGTGATAACTGCGCTTTCTGCTGTATCTAATAGATGCTGCAAATACTCGTCATCATCGGCGAAATCATCAGCCCTTACGTGCTTCTTAAAAAGTGCCAAACTCACTACTGCCATAACGTTATAACTTTATAAATTGTGATTACTTCTTACCGCCGACTTTGCCCAACTTAAAGGCCTCTGGGCGAATTGTCTTAGTAGCATAGTCCGTGTTGAGCACGAAATCTACGCTATCTTTGCGTGCCTTGCTGTATGGATCGACGATAAAGCGCAGAGTACCAAACATACCCATAGGCTGATAACGCCAATCACCCAAACCGATAAACTCCGTACCTGCGATAATCTTAACATAGTCGCCTGACTTCATGCCCGAAATGTTCTTAACATCGTCGGCACTTGTCACGGTGTACTTAGCGGTGGCTTTCTGTGGGTCAAAGTCTTCTGCTGCCGCCCACGCTGTGCCGCTGTACTTCTGGTACGATACCTTAGTATCACGGATAACATTTGAGGTGTACACTGGCAAACCGCAAAGGGTATCGTTTTGGATCGTAGGTAAGAAAATACCCTTTTCATTGATTGGTGTGCCCTCCAAAATAGCCTCCATGCTCTTTGTCATTACCCAACAAAGGTTGCTGCCGTCGATACCTGTTTCAAGTACTGCGGCTTTCATCATGTTAAGTTCGTTAAAGGTTGGAACGGCTGAAAGCAATACCGGGTTGTCTTTGAGTGCCACAAATGGGCCTACCAAATTAGTAGCACCATTAACCTTATTTACGCCGCAAACGATTTTGTTCAAAAGAAGACGGATTGCAAGCGGCATAACCTCACGCACGATCATTTCCAAAAGTCCCTGCGACTGATTGAGCGACTGGTTAGTTACCGGGATGGCAATACCCATACGCTCCGGTGCTGCGGTCATTTTGCTGAAAGGTATTTTGGTGTCGCTAAGTTCTGCGCCCTCACCTGCTAACTCTGCCTCGACCATTTCGTACATAGGCCAAACAAAGTCACCTGCCAAACCTGTCGGCATTGGCAAACCTACCTTATCCAAAATAAAGCCCTCCTGCAAAGGTTTCAAAATGTCCTGAACGTTAAGCGGCACGATTGCACCCTTTGCCACGTCCTGCACCATCATCATATCACGCAAAAGCATGATTTCGGTACGCTGACCGGATGCGGCGTTTTCACGGATAATCTTAATTGCGTCTTCCTGGGCGTTTGGATTTTCACGCAAATGCTCGGCGGTTGCCGCCTGCATCTTCATTTGCAACAACTGATTTTCACGCATGAGGGTTTCAAACTCGGTGTTCTCTGCCTCGTTGCGCTCACGCTGCTCTTTCTCGCATACGTCCGCAATCTCTGTGATGCGGTCGCAATTCTGCTGATACTGGTTAATCAGCTCACGAACGTTAATTGTTTTCTTTGTCTTTTTGTCCATGTCTGAAAAATTAAAAATTAAATGTTATACTAAACTGCGTTTTGCAGCGTGGCGCATTTCACGCAACTGCTTTAACGCTTTTTCTTTCTGCTCGCTTGTCTGTGGTTGAGGCTCCGGGGTCTTCTGCTCTCGCTTCAACTCATCGGTAAACTCTCTTGCCTCTACGCTCGTATCTGGGTAATACGGATCAGCCGCCAACGTAAAATCAAAGATACCTGTAATCGCTTTAACACGATAGGTAATATTGTTAATGCCATTAGCCGCCACTTTGCTTTGACGCTCTACAAAATCGCTATCATAGTAGCGTGTTGAAAACGCAAAGCTGCAACCGCTTATGTCGCCCCGGCGTACCAATTCCAAAGCCTTGTCGCCGTCCACGGTATTAGGTGCGTCAAACTCAAAAGCCACGCCCTTTTCATCTACTGTGTACGAAAGTGTACCGCCGCCCTTATTGCTTCTTGCCAAAATCAACTGCCGATTGTGAAACATCGTCATTTTGATGTCTTGGCCGTCTAAGAGTTCCTTTGTAACGGCTTCCGGGGCTATCACTTCCCGGGCCTCGCTATCTTCGTCGCTCCACAATGGGGTCGACGGTACGTTAAACAATATGGCATATCCAGTTATTGTGCGGCTCGGTGCTTCGCCCTCTGCTGCCTCTCTAACGTGTAACTCGGTAGGAGTACACAAACACCGTCTTATGATTGTATCTTTATTCATCGTCTTGGTCTCCATCTTTATTTTTTATCGTCCTTTTTAGTTTTCTTTGGCTCTGGCTCCGGTGCGTTATTAACTGCGGTCTCGTTGGCAATATCTCTAAGATTTGCCGATACTAAAACCTTGTCGCCACCCTCGATAGGTGGGCGGTTCTCCATCTTGCGCCAATCGTTCACCGTGTAGATACCTGCGGCAATCGTTGCCGCCTGATACTTAACCTTACTATCCAAATCGCTTGCATAAAGTCCCCGGCGGTCAAACTCAAATTTTCGTTTGCAACATAGGGTGGGGGCGATTAACTTACGCAACATTTCATTTTCAATATTGCGCAAAAGTGGGTTTAACGTGTTACTCAAAAACGCCACATTTGCCATTTCAGCCGACTTGTAATTGTTGCTTGTGTCGTCAAAAACAAAAGATGGATGCACACCGAAGAAACGGCAAATGTCTCGTACCGTAAACTTGCGGCTCTCCAAAAACTGCATATCAGTAGAAGAAAGCGAAATTTGCTTAAAGTCCACCTGTCCGGGCAAACTAACTATGCGCTCGCCATTCTGAAAACGGCTATCTATGTTCTCGGCTGTCTTCTCCAATTCCTTGTCCTGATACTCGCCAAACCCGGTAGTAGTCTTATCGTTGCTTACGATACCCCTAACATTACCACCATTGGCAAACCGTTTAAGCGTCTCCCTATCTCCGGTTAATGCTATGTCTAACGTCTGCCTTGCATACTCCAGTACGCTAACGCCGTGCTTGCCGTTGCTTGTATGCCCCTTAATGTGGATGATCTCGCTTTCGTCGTAAACTCCACATATACCATTGATGGTATCGGTAATCATGTAGGTATCGTTATACACATCGTGGTTTACAGTATTGCGCCCACACAAAACCAATCGGTCTATTTCTAAAGTAGCCCTGTTGTACACTGGTACGATGTAAGCATTACCCTCTAACAACACGTTTTCTACGGCTTCTTTCCAGAAGTCAAACGCCGACTTTGTAAAGTCCGGCTGTACTGTTAGAAGATAATGCAAACGGCTATTCGTGTCCTCCACAAAAATGCCGTCTTTCAATCTCATATACAAAAATGGCAAATTAGCTACACTTTCACTAAGTAACTGCACACATCGGTAAACAGTGGCTACCGACAAAGCGGTATTGCCTGTACCGAAAAAGTTAAAGAACTGGGTATAGTCTCCGGTACGTGGCCCCGGTGTCTGTGGCTCGCTAACTGCGCCCTCTGCATCGGTGCTACGGCTGAAAAATTTTACTATGTTTTGCCAAATACCCATATATAATTATACTTTTTAGCCCCAAAGATACAACGCAAAAGTGAGCAAAAAAAATGCGCCTTGGCTCATCGTGGTACACCTTGGCGCATCGTGGTAAAATTATTATTTTATTAAATATTTTTATGCTCTAAAAACTTGCAAATTACCTCTCAAATGTGTATAGCAAACCCAAAGTCATTAGCATTGTGATCGCTCCATCTATCTTGCGGTATTGTGACACTTTGAGCGGCTTTTTGTTCTCCAGATTGTCGGTATCTATCACGCAATTTTCCAAACAGAAAGCGTTAATAGGGTTGTCGTTAAACTCTATCTTTACCGGGTCACTCCATGCAAGCATCTCAAAACTTTCTACTGGTAGGTTAAAGTTTCCGTAGGTCTGACTAAATGGGGTTAGCACGTTCCTCGCTCCGACTGACTTTAAGATACTCGTTAGCTCCTGCGCCTTGTAAGCATCATAGCCGATACGGATAATATTAACCAACTTACTGCGCCGTAGTATGTCCTCGGTAATCATCGCCGTGTCTATCTTCTGCCCTTTACAGAAAATAAGATACCCTTTTTCGTTCCAAAGCCTATAAAGCTGCTCATTGGGATGCCCTTTTAATGCCCCCTCCGGGAAATAGTAATCAGTATGCGTGTAAAACTTCTTATTGCCCGATAGGTACACGGTATAAGATACTGCGCTGAAATCATCATGCACCGACAAATCAAACGCCACGGCACAATCTGGGCGGCCCTGCACCTGATCTATACAGAAATTGCCCAATAATTCTTTTGCCTTTTCGTGGGTAAACCACGTTTTTTCGTCATTTATCGTGAAAATATTAAGCAATTTTGTACGAAAAGCCAACATATTTTCGGCTGATAACTGGGCGGTCTGATACTCATTTTCGTAGTAGTCCGGTTGCACCGTGATACCTAAATGTGGCTGCACCTTTGCCCACGTCTTCGGGCTGTCCTCTGCATCGTCCACATCAGGCATGAAGATAGATGCAAACATGGTGTCGCTTTCCGCTTCACCTCGTAGTACTGCCATCACTCCGTCAAGTTCGTGGGCAAATGGGCCATCTACCACATCGCTTGCCGTGGTAATAATGATTGTTAGCGGCTCACGCCTTGGCCCCATTGATGTTGTCAATACGTTTTTGAGGTCTGCGCCATTCTTACCTGCCGTGTTTCTGGCCTGGGCGTATTCGTCCATTATCACCAATGAGGCAAACAAACCATCTTTGGTTTTGGCGTTGGCGGTCAAACATTGTATGAGGCTATCACGTCCACGGTCTTTGAAAGTAATCTTTTCACGATTAACCCTAAAGTGCTTTTCCTTTGGATCAATATCAAACATGATGTTTCGTATCTCATCAAAACAGATTTTCGCCTGATCGTAGCTATTTGCGCCTACGTATGCCTGGGCGTTGTTATCACCGAAAAGCATATCATAAACCGCCAAAGCTGCGCACGATGTCGTTTTGCTGAACTTTCGGGGCACGAATAGGTAGGCGGTACGTATCAGTCTGCGCCCATCTTCTCGGGCAAAGCCGTAGATATTGGCAAACTGGTAGGCCTGCACCGGGGTTAGCTTATAGCGTGTGCGCCCTCGGATGCCACTAAACCGCAAAGCCTCGTAGAACTTGAAAAAACGCTTTACTCGCTTGGGCTTCCAATCGTACTTATCAAGCATCTGCAAAAAGCGTCTTACTCCCAATATCTCATACAGGTTGTGTGCGTCTGGGTGGTCTATCACTCCAAACACATAATCGCCGATACGCTTATCTGTTTCAATAAGCGCACGGCGGTAACGGTCGGCGTATGTACTGCGCCCCTGCTGCAACTGCTCCGATACCTCGGCTTTCAGTTGTCGAAATCTTTCTTTTTCTTCCTCTGTCATTCGTCACCCTCCTGCATCGCTGCCATAAAGTCGTTAAAACTGTCGTTGTCGCTTTTTCGCTCCTTGCTCTCGGTGTTCATGCCCAAAGCCCTTAACGCTTTCTGTCCCTGCTGCAACAACTCGATATATAGCTTTTCTTTCGGGTCGATCGTCTTGCGTTCGTTACCCTCTCGGCTGTACTCCACGTTTACGGCCTGGTGTCCGTCTGCCATGATCTCATCGCCCAAAATGTCGGCACGTACCAACAACTTAGCCGTAATATCCACTTGGTATGTAAGTTCGGCGGTATATTTGCCTTGCTTCTTCAACAACTTAACGATATACGCTTTTTTGCTCTTAATCTTGGCGGCTATCTTCTTGTTGTCTTCCTCGGTGGATGGCTCCGGCAAAGTCTGGCTAACTGGCAATGGGTCGGCGGTCTTTGGCTGCGCCTTGTCACTGTAACCTCGTTTCTTGCCCTTGGTCTTCAGATAGAAGATAATAGCCGTTGTGTCGTTAGCGTTAATTGACTGCATCAACTTACTTTCTACAAAATCTACCTGCGTCTCGGTGACCTCGTCCACTTTCTCCTTAAACTCTGGGTCGGCGTTGTACCATCGGTAATAAGTACTGCGCCCTATGCCTATCGCCTCGCACGCTGTGGCTATGATGCCGTAGCCCTGCGCCAAAGCCTCCAAAAACTTTTGTTTCTTTTCTTCCATGCTGCGTTACTTTTCAAATGAGCGGATGCCGTCGAAGTAGTCTTTGTAAAACTCAAACAGTCCCTTATCAACTGTTATACTTCCCTGCTCCGTTCTTGGGTTAGTGTTAATGTTTGCGCTTGTCTGTATGCCGAAATAAAAGCCCTCATCGTAGTTGCACCCTGCGTATATCTTGCTGTGGTTCTTGAATACTGCGGCACGTCCTGCCTCTGGGTGTTCCTGATAGAACTTTTGCACCATCTACCACTCAATCTTATAGCTGCCCGGGAATATCTCACCCAAATACATATCAAGTTTCTTAATGCGCCCTTGCTCGTACCATTGCCGTACCTGCAAAATATCCTCTGCCGCCATGCACCATGTAGATAACAAACAATAGTCTAAGTCGTGCTGATTAAGTACCACTTTCAGGTAACTAAGGCTATCTACGTCCCCGGCGGTGATAAAATTGTAGGTGGTATGGTCTTGCAGCTTGACGTACTGCATTGCCTCCAATAACTTGACCTCGCTAAATGCCCGGCGGTATTCGTAGCGTTGCGATAACTCGGTACACTCCTTTGTACGTCTATGCGCTCGCTTTGCCTGGGCGGTTGCCTCGGCTGTGGTTTCTTCCGGCTCCACCTCATCGGGTGGGGGGGCTTGGGTCTGACCTGCGCCAAAGCTGCCAAATCCAAAGCCTGTTCCGTCTTGGTTTCCAAACTTCATAAATATTGCTTTTTATTATTAACCTACACACGTGGGCGTTTTTATATCGTGCCAAATATGCCGGGGCTTTGCATCTGGGCAAAATCCCCCACGGCCCAAAAATCGGCTCACGTGTGGAAAAGGGGGTTGGTGAGGTTTAGCCCACACGCTATGCCCTTAAAAAAAGTACCCCCGGGGTCTCGAACCCGAAAGTCTTTATAATTTCTTCCACTTCCTCATCTGTGAGGTTAAACCATTCTCCTTTTACTCTTGCACGCTGATATAGCTTATGCAAATAGACTTCAATGTCTCTACCAACATAGGCAATAAGCTTCAATCGCTTTTTACCAATCGTTTTCATTCTCAGGTAGATGTCTTTTGACTTGCCTATCTTTATTAGTCCTATCTCCTCGTCACGAATTAGATACGTTTGAAACTCTGCCTTTTTAGTAAGTCCTATTTTGTTGGCACATGATAGTTGTCTTATATCGTATTGTTTGGCGTCCTCCAAAATAGGCTTTGCCTTATCCAGCATTGCTTTGTACTCACTCTTTCTTAGCTCCAATATCTGCAATTCAAGATTAGTGCTATACTCATTAAGTACGCTATTCAGTTGCTCACAAACGCCGTCCATCCAGACTTTCAAAAGTTCTTTGTCTTTCAATGAACGACGGATAATATTACCTTGAAACTGTATCTCTGCCGTATATGATACACCGCCATTCTTACGCTTACGCTCATAGATTGAGCCATAAACATTTCCGCCCTTGTGTTTCATATCTCTGCTATTTCAAAAATTTATTCACAAATCTTTTCAGGTGCTCTTTGGCTCGGTTCTTTGCTTGAACTTTGCCACACCTGCCCATGTCCGTATGTACCTTAACGTGGCACTCGTGGCATAGGGCTTTGAGGTTAAAGTAATCAAACATCAGGCGTTCTTTTTCCTGCCTCGTTAGTCCATCCTCAACCGGGATAACGTGGTGTACCTCGGTGGCTGCTGCCACTCTGCCCAATTCCTCGCACCTCTCACATAGTGGTGTATCGTTGAGTTTGTCACGTCTCAATCGTAGCCACTTGGCCGTATGTATCAGCCTTATGTAATCTTTATCCTTTGCCATACTCTAATATTCGTCTTTAATATCTATTGTTGTGTGATACTTCCTTACCAAATAGTTGAGGCTATCCAACAAAGATTGCTGTACGCCCTGCTTGCCACTTAATGCCGTGTTGGCTCTCTCATCTACGGTGTTTGCACAAATCAACTTATACACCTGTACTGGGTACTGCTGCCCTTGTCGGTGTAATCGTGCGTTGGCTTGTTGGTATAATTCCAGATTCCAACCTGTGCCAAACCATACGATATAGTGGCCGCCCTGCTGCATATTCAAGCCAAACGCCGTGCTCATAGGGTGGGCCAATAGTACGTCTATCTTTCCGGCGTTCCACTCTCTCAACTCCTTTTCACCCTCGTATGACTTGACGGTATAGCCTTTCAGTTTCTTGGTGATACGTGTTACATCATGTTTGAACTGATAGAAGACTAACACATGATTGCCGTTTGCAGCTTCCACGATCTCGGCTAACTTATCTAACTTCTCATCGTGTATTTCGTGTACGTCCTTGGTCTCATCGTATATTGCACCGTTGGCAAACTGGCTTAACTTATTCATCAGCCCGGCGGCACTATTTGCTAAGATATTGGCATTTTCCCCGGTATGCAATTCGGTAAACTCCAAAACCTTTTCTTTCTCAAACTTGTTGTATGCTTCCATCACCTTTGGCGACAAAGTAAGTTTGGTTTCGTGGGCGATCATATCCGGCAACTGCAAATAGTCCTTTGCTTGCATTGATAGGCAAATATCAGAAATCTTGTTTTTGATGATGTCCTCACACCCTTTTTTGATGTCACAACGTACTATTACGTTGTTCCATTTGTGGGTCTCAAAGTATGTTTCACGATACTTTGTTACACTCTTGCCTAAACGCTCGCCCATGTCTATGCAGTACATTTGTGCCCATAGGTCTATCAGTCCGTTAGGTGCCGGGGTTCCAGTAAGTCCGATAACTCGATTAACCGTTGGTATGGCTGTACGCATCGCCTTAAATCGGTTTGACTTAGAAGATTTGAAACTCGTTAGCTCATCAATCACCAACACATCAAATGGCAACTGACCGCCGTACTTTCCAACTAACCAAACAAAACTATCACGCCCAATAACGTAGATGTCCGCTTTAGATGCCAACGCCAAATTACGCTGCTTCTCTGTGCCCATCACCTTTGCCACTTTCAGGCTTTGCAAATGATCCCACTTTTCTGCCTCGGTAGTCCATGTTGTTTCGGCTACCTTTTTCGGTGCTACCACCAAAGTACGGCTAACCTCGCAATCGTCCATCAATTGTTGTACTGCCGTTAAGGTCGATACCGTCTTTCCTAAGCCCATATCCAAAAACAAACCGCATCGTGGGTGGTCTAATATCCACTGCATCGCTGTTTTCTGGTAATCGTATGGTCTGTACTTCATTGTTCTGCCCTCCAAACTTTAATTAATTCGTCGATCATCTGTTTGTTGTCGATTGTATAGACTTCGTGCCCCATGCTCACCAACTCATTTTGTCTTATGGTTTGTATCTTCGTTGGTTTCTTGCCTTTACTTTTCAACTCCACCCAAACAACCTTACCACCATGTAGGCATACCACTCTATCAGGATAACCCACCATGTTTGCATTTGAGTATTTGAGGCAAATGCCGCCAATGGCTTTCACCTCTTGCACCAAATATTTTTCTATCGCCTTTTCCGATACCTCGGCGTGGCGTGTTATTGCTTCTAACTTCTTCATATTTCCTTATTCCTTAGAGCAACATTCTATTTTCAACATTCTATATAGATATACTTAATACCCTATATATAGGTATTTTATAGTACATAACTATATACTACAACTTATACTACTTTTTATGTTGTTATTGTTGCTATATATAGTTATATATTGATTATCAGTACTTTAGAAAGCAACAAAGTGAGCAACAAAGCATTTTTCTTTTTGTTGTTGTTGCTCCTTTTACGATTGTCGCTTTCAGATTCAGCCTTAGAGCAACATTGTAGCAACATTCTACTTTGTTGCTCTTAAAGGTCGCTATCGTCTTCCTCTATCGGTCTGACAAATGCCCTTTGCTTGCCATATATAGGAAATGTCAAAGTAGGGCGTTTTTGCCAACCTAATTCGTCTAAGACTTTATTAACCTTTCGGGCTTCGTACTTGTAATCTTTACTACCTACATCACGCCCTAATACCTCGCTAAGAAACTCGGCGGCACATACTTTGGTACGTGTTTCCGTTCCTGTTGCATCCAGTGGGTCGGGGTTCTTAATGTATGCACGTCGGCGGTTTAAGTCCCATGTACTCCAGTCGGTCGGCAACTTCATATCTAAGTATGCCTGTATCATTCCCGGTAATGGGTCTTCCTGATTATCGTTAAACTCACCCTGACGCTTTCGGGCTTCCGCTTCCAATGCTTCACTAAGGTATAACTTTTCGCCATCCTTATAGCGTTGCACGGCTTCGGCCCATAACTGGTTACGGTCTGCCTCGATCGCTTGGCGTGGGTCTCCATGCTTACGTAGTTCTGGGTTTACACTCATTACCCAAAAGCGGCGGTTTCCGGTCTCTCCCTTTAAGAAATATGTTTCGTTGGTCGTACCGCAAAAAACGCATTGTCTCGGGTGGGATTCCATCACGCTGCCGTATGCCGGGCGGTACATATCATTCTGACGGCTTATGTAGGCTTTCACCTGCTCAACGTCTGACCGCTTGATACTGCCCAACTCCGGTAACTCGATAACCCAACCGTTCCGGGCTTGCTCCATACCTTTTGTACCCTCCATTGTTACCAAACTATCGCTAAACCAATCACCACCCATCACATTGAAAAGCGTAGATTTACCGATACCCTCGGCTCCGGCGATAATCAGGCAATAATCATACTTGCACCCTGGGTTCATCACTCGGGCAACTGCTGCCGTAAAGTGTTTACGTGTCATAGCTCTGTTTAGCTCATTGTCTTCTGCACCTACGTAGTCGATAATCAGGCGGTCTAAGCGTGGCACGCCGTCCCATGTAAGACTATTGAGGTAATCACGTATTGGGTGTACTCTGTGACGTGTAACGACTGCCACCAAAGCATCTTTGATTTTGTCCTTTCCAGTTACTCCGTACTTCTCATCTAAGTAGATTCTTAGATTTGCATCATCAGTATTACCCCATTGTGTCGCCTCGGCGTTCCACGGCAAACCACCTGTTATGTAGTTAAACCCATTAAACAGATTTTGCCATATATGATTTTTCAACCTTGGGTCGTTCTCCAGAATAGCAATAATATTGCTTGCCGTTGATTTGATGCTGCCTTTCTTGTCAAAGTCTAATTCAGCCATCCACTTGTCGGCGTTTTCAGATACTGCGCTGTCTCCGGCTTCCTCTGCTTCGATGTCGGCAAAATCATCATCGGCCTGGCCCTGTCGCTCCTTTGTAAGTAAGATTCTTACCTTTTTGTCCTTGGCTACGAAATCCTGCATTTTCAGGTACGACGGTAAACGTGTGTTGTCTGTTATCTTCGTCCCCTCATCCTGCACACCGTACAAATGTATTCGGCAAAGGTCGAAAGCGTTGCAAAGCTGCTTACTTGCCGGGTCTGTCTCATGATTGCTATATGCAAACTTACCCTCATAGCAAACCAAACCTGCCGCCACACTACCATTAATGTAGGTGTATCGCCCATCGTGGGCGGTCTTCTCGTACACATCAGGTAGAAACGTGTCGATTGCATCTTCTATTGAGTAGGCACGGCAAAAAGCACCGATTAAGCCGGGCTTTTCGGTTGGATCACCTACCTTTTTCAATTCGTGTACGATGATGTCACCCTCTCGGCTCGACACTGGCCAAAGTGCCACATCTTTATAGTCGTGGTACTGCTTTAGGAACTCATCAACGTTGCACGCCTTTCCGTCTTGGTATTCAAACACATATTCGCCGTCTCTGCTTGTAGATGGGTAATAAAACAATCTCGCTAACTGATAGGTGGTATCGTCGAACACCTCAATATTAAGTTTGCTTGCTATCATCCTGCAAAGTGGCTCGTATTCATCCGGGCGTACCTGACGGCTCAATGGGAACACCAAACGATAGCGTGGGTTTTCCGGCGTGTGCTTGTGTGTGCTGTAAAGCATCGCCGCAAAGTCAAAGTTTAACGTGAACTCATCCCAAAGGTCGGGCGTACCGTAGTCAATATCAAGCGTGGCAATACTTCGCCACATCACGTTAGCGGTCTTTCGTGTTCCACCTGATAGGTAGCCACCGACAAAACCGCCCACGTCCTTGATGCTGCTTTGCTCCTCCCTGCTCATCTTTGCGTACTCGCTTACACTTTCCGTGGTTCGCTTTGTTTCGCTGCATCGCTCTACCAACTTCGCCCATGTGGTCGCTTTGTTCTTCCACTTCTTTGCTATACGGCTATGGGCTGTTGCTATGTCGATCGGGAAATCATTGTTTAACTTTATCTGTACCATGTGCCAATCTTTCTAAAGATTCATACGATAACTTATCTAAGATACCTTTAAAGTACTTAGCATCTTCCTCGGTGCTTGCCTTGATAGTAACCGGGCGCATACCTGTTTTGCCTATTGGTGGGTGTACCACTAACTCAAATGGTCGTGGCTCATCGTCCAACTGCTCGAATAGGTATTTAATGTTGCTTGCCTTAAATACCATAAACCTTATGTATTTGAAATCTTCTGCCATATTGTTTTACTTTTTAAGATGATCGGTATTTTGGTTTATAAATCATCGAACAAATTGCCCTGTAATTTATGCTCACAATACCAATGTTTAATGCCCTGCTTAGAAGTCCACCAATTAAAAACCTCCTCGTCTGTTAGGTCGGTATAACGATTCATATAGCCGTTTTCTCTTAGTCGGTGTATGGTACGTAATATTAAAGCCTTGTAGCGTGGATATGCCCCCCTTGTTTTATAATTTCCTTTTGGCTTGCCATCGGGCAAAACAAACACCCAATACGCTGCCAACCTTTATCGTATAGCTCGCAATGTTCTACTTTAACGACTTCATTAAGAAAGTACCAAACATCTTCTCTCGTCCAATCTATGATAGGGTTTATTACGATTTTGTCTTTGCCCTTGACACACTGCACGCCCTCTACTTCTTGGCTTCGCGTGAATTGGTCTAACTGCTCAAAGCTGCCACTAAATCGGTCTGTCTTCTTTGCCCTGATAATCTCGGCTTCGTTTCTGTGGCTGCGCTGTACGGATTCCTCACGCCTTACGCCTGTAAGTGTAACTGTCCCGGCTCCCTTGGTTTCTTTCAGTACGGCGCAACAAAAGCGCATTAAGCGAGTTGGCAAAGCCTTACTTTTAATGCAAAGTTGGGCAAAGGTTAGTTTTGGTCTGTCTATCGCAACATCAGGATATTTGTTACGAATAAATATAACTAACTCTGGTGGGTCTAAAGTCGTGAGGCTATAATGAGCGTCAAACTTTACACCTGCTAATACTGCCACGTGGTAAAGGCTTTGGCTGTCTTTGCCCCCACTAAATGCCAAATAAAACCCCTTATCTGAATAACGCAAAGCCAACTTTTCCGACTTCTGTAATAACTCGATACTATGTTGCAACTTTTTGTCAAAGTTAAGGGGCTTTCTCTTTTGATACGCTGTACTGTTCATAACTAACTAAACCAAATCTTAAAATACCGCCAATCTATGCAACCGGGGCACTGTTCGCAAACTTCACACTCCGATAGATGGCAAACTCCATAACCGGGTTTGTCTTCATCAGGATCGTATGATAGGCACGTTTTGCAGTACATCTTTTTCATAATTGGCGGTATTGGTGAATAATGGCACGGCTTTCGCCGTGCTTAAAGATTAAAAACTAAAATATTAAGGGCTAAAAAATAAATGCTGACACTGCCCTAACTCCGTACGTGTTGCTGGCCTTAGTGTACCAATAGCTCGTATTACCGACGAAGAGGTACAGAAACCATGCGCTGGTAGCACTGTACTCGGTAGAAGTCCAATACCAACGGTCTTGCAGTTTATCGCCCTTGGCAAACTCCAAAGCCGCATTGATAGCCTTTTTGTTGATAAAGATACGGTACAACTCGCCTAAAGATGGTATGTACCAATCATCAGCTAACTTTATATGTGGGTTCAGGATATTACGCAAATGGTTGGTGTTTCTTGCTCCGTCCATGTCCGCTACTGCATCGTCGTAGTTGTCGATATAATAATCTTTGTCGGCTTTTAGATCGCTATTGCTCTTTGTGGTTAGTGTGATACCATCGCCGTTAGCCTCATCGTGCAAAGCTATCTTAATGCCAAAGCTGCCCATCTTCAAACCGATAGCTACTACCTCACTATCCATGGGATCGTCTTTGGTGTACTCCAGTTCAAACAAAGTTGCTTTTCCGTCGGCGTGTACCAAATAGATGCCGTCCTCTATGCCGGATTTTGGTAACTGCGCCTGTACTGGCTTTTCGTCTTTACCCATTACAAAGGTATTGGCTTTCTCCGCATCTTCCACGTTGCCACACCATTGCAATAACTCGTATCTGAATTGCTGCACCTCTGATAGTGCTTTACTTGTCTGTATCTCCATTTTTGTATATGCTTTAATTGTTTAATCTTTTAAATAATATGGGGTGGTGTACCCTGCACCTTTGAGCGGCAAATCTTTGCACCACGGTATAGGCTCACTAAACAAAGCCTCAACCATCGGTAACGTCTGGTCTTTCGTAGCCTCAACGATGATTTCATCGTGTATGTGAAAAACTACGTTTAACCCTCGCTGCTCGGCTCTAAGTATCACATAACCTAATATGTCACGTGCCGTAGCCTGTACGATGTTCTCGGTTAGCTTACCGCCGTAGGTTCTCAATTTTCCCCACTTCTTCGTTTTTTGGTTTAAGCCCTCATACTCGATAATTTCGTGGTCGCCTCGCCAACCGTCGTTTGTCTCGATTCCAACCTCTGTACGTGGGTAACAAATAGTCCTGCCACTTGGTAGGGTAATTAGTAACATACCCCAACGATAACCGATTACGATACCTTGTTGTATTGTTATGCTTCGCCCTGTCTTAATGGCTGTGATAGCTGCCTTTTCAACGGTACGCCATAACTTAACGATATGTGGGTTACTGTCTCGCCATTTGTTTACGATGTCTTTTTCCTCGGATTCTGTTAAACCCAATTTCTTACCGCCCATCGCTTCCAATGCTGATACACCACCGCCGTAGCCCAAACCCAAAACGGCTACTTTGCCTTTCGGTCTCAAATCTCCGTTTGGGCCATGTTTCTGAACTGGTACGCCAAACATTTTGCTTGCAGTCTCACAATAGATGTCGTGCCCTGCTCTGAAAGCGTCCAATACCCATGTTTCCCCGGCAATCCATGCTATCACACGTGCCTCGATCGCTGAAAAGTCGCATACGTGGAACGTGCAACCGGGCTTTGCTATGAAAGCGGTACGTATCAACTCGCTAAGTACTTGGGTAACGTTTCCGTAGTTCATTTCAAACTCTTCCAAATCGCCCTGCTTAACCAAATAGCGTGCATCATCCAGACTTTCCAGATGGTTTTGTGGTAGGTTCTGTAACTGCACCAAACGCCCTGCCCATCTGCCTGTACGTGCTGCACCGCAAAACTGCAACAAACCATGTACTCGGCTATCCTTGCAGACACATTTTTGCATAGTTGTGTACTTCTTGTTAGAAGTCTTACCCATTTCCCTACGCAAAGCCAAAACTTTTTGCACCTTGGGCCAGTACTTAAATTGTACCTCGTAGTCGTCCAAATTCTTTTTGTTGAGGCTATCAATAGTAAACCCGGTGTTCTCGGATATGTATTGTTTAATCTGTCCGGGGCTATTTGGGTTACTCATGCCTGTAAGTTTTCGGGCTTCTGCAAATAGCTCATCTTTGTATAGCTCATCAAATCGGGCGGCATTGTTTACCAATACTTTGTCTATCATCACGCCACGGTCGTTAATGTGCTGATCGGCTACGTACAAATCTTCGTCAAACTCTGGTGCTTCCAATCTTCTGACCTTTTTTAAGATGGCTTGCTCCACGTCCACGTCTCGGATATTGTAGGCTTTGAACGTTGCCCACTTTTCGGGCGCATCGCTCGGCTTGTGTCGGATCATCTTTGTTATGCCCTGTTTGGTTTGCTTGTTTGGAACACTAAAGTATCTTATCAGGGCTTTACCCTCTGTCATCTTTCTGTCTTCCAGTTTAAGCACCTCACCACATTGAGCCAACGAAAGCGGCAAACCCATTCGGGCGGCCCTTACCATCGTACACCGCCATTGTCTCGGGTCTAATCGCCCTTTGATGCCTAAATACACGCCGATACAAATACGCTCAAAAGCTGCATTGAAAGCGGTCTTTATTACCTCGGGGTCGGTTAATGCTGCTTTGATGTCCGGCGGCAAAGTTTCGCCGCTTGCAAAGTCCACACATTTCGCCGGACCACCGTCCACGCTATACCCAAAAAGCAATATGGTAAAGTCTTCGGCCTCCACGTACTTGTAAACGCCACACTCGGTTAGGTCGTTGCTACTATATGTTTCGATGTCTATGCCTAATTCTTTCATACGCTTTGTTGTTTGATTACCCCGGCGGCTTCCTCTTTCCACCGCCGGGGGCTACTACATTAACATTTTATCGTAGAGAAAAAAGCACTTTACAAATCGTCGTCGTCCTCGTCGTCGATGCCGTCCAAATCGCCAAAGTCGCTTTCGGCCGATACTCTGCCGCCAAAATGGTCGTCGTCCTTGAACTTCATAATGTTGTTGAGGCCGCACGCTACGCCCTTGTTGCCGTTCACGTCGTAGCCGTAGAAAGTTACCGACACAATCGCCCAAACGCCGCTGTAAACTTCTTCTTCGTCCACGATAGGCACTTTCTTTCGATCAACTACGCCTGGGCGTGTGTTGCTCTTGGCATTCACATAGTAGTGGTCTTCGTAAACCTCATCGTCCTTTTCGTCACCGTCACGCAAAGCCATATCAAGTTTTTTAGGCTCTTTGCCTCCCCACTTTGCTACGATAGCGGCTTTCTTAGCTGCCTCAATCGCCTTTTTGATTGCTTCGATAGTCTTCTTTTCAGACTTCGGAATCAAAACGTTAGTCATATACTTGCCTTCTCCGCCATCTTCTGGGATGTACTTCTCAAATACGTGGGTGTAACTAAGGCGGCATGGGCCAAAGATTACCTTAGTGTCATTAACTACTTTAGGGTCTATCATAATTGTATGAATTTAAATGTTAAACTTAAATGTCTTTAAAGTCGTCTGCTGCCTGATTAAACGCCGGGCGTTTGTCTGATTCAGGCACTAACGTTGGTTTGCCTTGTGGCTTGTTGATGTACTCGGCGCAAATTGCACCAAAGCGTTTCTTACCTATCAGTTTTTCCAAATCGGTAATACTTCGTAGCTCGGTAGGCTTAATGTAGGCTTCTTTTGCAAAGCCCTCTTTGCCTAAAAGTTCCATCACGGCGGTTGGGTTTGTTATCTTTCTGATACTGCGCCCCTCAACGATTTTGAAACCTTGATACTGTACGCCACTTAATGCCTGTTCCAAACTGTACTCCTCAACTCCAGTTAGCCACGTTTTGAACGTTGAAAGCAAAGGTAGTATAGTGCTTTCCATTACTTCCTTGCTAATCTTACGTGGGTCGGGGTTGGCTTGCTGTGCTTCGATGCACATAGACGATAGGGCTTTGCAGTTGGCCTTAACCTTGCAGAACTGACACCAATTGCCCGGCTTTTGCTTACCTCCTGCATAGGCTTCGTTAGCTTTTGGTTGCAGCTCATCGACTGCCCAATTAATGAGGTCGGCGGCATCCAACTCAAACTCCGAAAGATTATCAATACGTGGTTGTACGATAGTCATGCGTACCTTACGTATGTCGTACTCAAAGTTAAATAAGTCCCATGCGCCCAAAGCGTAAATCATCATTTGTGGATTTTCCACGGCTGACACCTTTACGCCCTTGCCATACTTAAAGTCGATAACCTCCATCACGCCATCGGCGATAATGATAGCGTCCGACGTGCCGAAAGCATTAGGCACATAGTGACTAAAATCTAACTTGACCTCAACCAACAATTGTGCGTCCTTGGTCTTAGCTCGGGCGGCGTTGAACTTCTCCAGTACGATAGTCTTGTACGTATCGGTGTACTCGTCCATTTCGCCACTGTGGTACTGCTCGTCTAACTGCGCTATCTCGGCTTTTTCCTCATCTACTGACAACCCCAAAAACTCTTTCAATTTCTTGGCGCAATAGGCGTGGGCTAACGTTCCCTCCTCGGCAAAGGTGCTGCCCTTATCCTCCACGTCTTTCTCCAGAAGTGGGGCGGCGGTACAATTCATCCAACGATGTGCCGCACTTGGTGATAATAAAGCGTGTTTACTTGCCATAATTGTATATGATTAAATGTTATTACTAAAATGGGCAATTTTAACCGATCGTGCCATCTTCCATTATCTGCAAACCGTTGCACTGCTCAATGAAATTTGCAATCTTATCAGGTGGCAAAGCACTCGGTTTTTCAGCACCCAACAAAGCGGCTATGTTCTTGAACTGTGCCGTTAATGGCTTATGGTACTTCTTGTATAGATCGCCGTTGGTGTTCTCCTTGTAGTCTTCACCCTCGATACGTTGGCGTGTCTTGTGCATAGCTGCCCTAACGTCTTCGGCGGTTAATGGCTTCTGCTCTGCCTCTGCTTTGGCCTGGCCCTCATTCTGTGGGGCGGCTTCCTCGGCTTTGGCTTCTTCCTGCTCGGCTACCTGCTCACCGTTGGCATCGGTTTCGTTGGCTGCTGCCTCCTGCTGTTCGTCTCCGGCTGACTCCTTGGTAGGTTCCGGCTTGTCGGCGGCTGCGTCCTCTTTCTTCTTTCTGCCTCGCTTGTTAGTAGGCTGTTGAGGCTGTGCCTGGGTGGTGTCCTCTGGCTTGTTATCTACTTGTCCGTTTCCGTCGAGTGCTTCCTCGGCGGTCGGCGCAACTGTTGGTCGGTGGCACAAAATGGCATTTACCAAAGCCACGATTTCGGGTGTTACACCCAAATTGACCTGTACGTTAATACTAAAATCTGTTTTCATCTTTGTATATGCTTAATGATGTTATTTATCTTCGTTGATGTACTCCAATAGCTCATCTATCTTTCTGTGCTTCGCAAACCATACATACAAACGTATGTCGAAATATGCGAGTGCTACGGCTGTAAACTTGGAATAGATCACTAACTCCCAATAGTTGGGGTTATCATTGTGTGGCATCCCAATCAGATTGAAAAAAGCGATAAAGCCGATAACCACCATCAGCCAATAACGCCAATTTTTCATTACTTTTTTCATACGGCTTAATTTTTAAAGATACATTGATTTCCAACATTTGATTATTTCCGCCCCCGTAGTGATTAAGCCTTTTCCGGCTTTTCTAACTCTGAACTTAATAAGCCCATCGTTAGCGTACCGGGCGACGGTGTGCCGATCTACATGCAACGCTTTGGCTGCTTGCCCTTGGTTATACAAACCGTCTGGCTCTACTTCGGGTTTGGTGATAATCATATAGCGTTACGTGTGATAGTTAGTGTATTGGCTGTATAGTCCGTTTTAACGCTGAACTTGCAGCCCATCAAATTTTGAAACTGATACGTTAAAGCCTTGCCGTTGTCGCACGCTTTCGCATCAGGTAGGTAAAACGTTTTCGTCTTTCCTACGTCAATTGACCGCAAATCGTCACGTGTCAATTTGATTGCTTTTCCTGTTTCGTCTGCCATAAAAGTATAAATTTTATTAAAATTACTTACTTAGTTACTTATACCTTTGGAGAGAAAGAAAAACTGCCGTATATTTGCAGTTGGGTTTTGGTGATGTTGGGCAAATAGTCCGACAGCCTTTCTTATGCTCCTGAGGTTAGTTACTTACTTATCTCGGATGCAAAGATACGGCGAAATATCGTCACCACAAAATATTAAGGCGAAAAATCGTCATTTATTAACAATTATTAAGTATGTCGTATGTTTGCAACTATAAATCAGCGTATAAAAGCGGTATTAGATACTGTTTATGGTGGAAATGTTACCGCTATGGAAAAGGGTACGTATATCCCACGTACTACCATTAATAGTATAGTCGGGCAGTCTAAAACCGCACCCGGGTTTAATGTGATAGCCAAAATTGGCGAAATTTCGTCACCTCGTATAAGCATGGAATGGCTTGTAAGGGGCGTTGGTGATATGTTCTTAGATGAAAAAGATAGCATCAAATACCAAATTAATAGCGGCTCTAATATCACGAATAGCCCGGTAAACGATTCAGATACCCTTAATCGCCTACTCGCATTGGTTGAGGCTAAAGATAGTCAGATAGAACAAAAAGACAAACAGATTAATACATTATTAAGTATAATACAAAATAGCAAAGTCGGATGATGCAAGAAAACAAAAAACAAACTGGCTGCTGCCTCGGTACGTTCTGCCTCGTAGTGCTCATTATCATAGTTTTGGCACTTCTCTACGGCGTATTTATGGGCGTTCTAAACGTGTTTTGATACTTGTAAATTTTCAGCAAATAGTTTTTAGATATTCGTAATTAATTATAAATCAATAAGATATGAATAATATGGGATTATTAACAGGTAAGACAGCCCTTGTAACAGGAGCTGCCCGCGGCATCG